GCGATCTAGTCGAGTTTGTATTTTTTGCTTATATGATTTTTTTTCTGCTTTACTTAAGCCATTTTTGGCATGTTTCTTTTTTAATGTTTCGGCTCTTTTTATTATATGGTCTGAAGTAATATAAGTTATCTACTCTTCATAAACTGGACCGCCGCCACCACCCATTCCTTGTCTAGTGTAACTAGGTGTTAGGTTATTCATTTCTAAAATATCATCACGTAAGTTTTGATTACGTTTTTCGATGTTTAACACACGAGTAAAGCTATTAGTAATAGCGGCAGTATAGTAAGCAAATGGATTTTGTGATTTTGATTCGTCAAATTGTAGGCCAATTTGGCTTAATTGTAGTAGTGCTTGCCCACGCATTTCTTCATTGTAGGTATATCCCCTCCAATTGCTACGAGTAGCATATCTCTCGCATAATTTGATAAACATGTGTGCTAGTTTGTTGGTCATTTTACCGTGTTCTCTATTAAAACTGCCAGTATCCAGTGGACCTTTCCAATGGCTTTTACCTACACAAATGGGATTGCCGTCTGCATCCACTTTATAGTGTTGAAATGGCGGAAAGTTACATTTTACGTACTTGGTATTACCAATTAAATCTAGATCTTCATCGTCGTATTCGCTACGTGGAATAGCACCTTCTTCATCTTCGAGTGCTTTTACAGCAGCCTTGCGACTTTTTACATCATCAACTGGAATATGATCCCAGGTCATGATTCTAAAAACCACATCAGTATCAGAAATGTCTTTAAGTTTAATTTCAAATTCATCTAATTTGCGCTTGACCCCATCTTTGGTAGCTTCTTCATGTGCTAATTTAGCTAACCTGTCGGCTCGATTTTGGCGTGCTTCTTTGATATTCTTTTTATTGATTTTACTAACATCTGGTAAAATCATATCATAGTCAGCATCGGCTAAATTAATAAACGAACAGTAAGTGGTTTTACTTTTGTGTATTTCTTTTAATATGTCTTTGTTATTTAAATAATTGTGGCGCACCTTCAATTCCTTATAAGTTAGTGCATACTAACATATTTAATTTCGAGTTGTCAACCTATTTGTAAAACAAAAACATTATCTACGCACTTAATTTAAACAATAAATATTACTATAACAGGAAACCAGCAAATGCCAGTCTTATCAAATCCAGTACTACCCGGTAATTCACTTAACGGATCTTTGGGCAATATGATTACCCAAGCCGTATCATCAAGTGCATTGGGTTCTGTTGGTTTAAATAAAGCCAGTGGTAGAATGACTGTAGCACAGATGTACAATTACAGTTATCAAAACGGTCCTCCTAGTGTTAAATTTCCGGCAGCCAATCAAGATTGGCGTGTTCGTGTGAGTCTTGCTCCCGGTGCTACTTATTTTTATAATGATCCCAGTAACTACTTGTTATCACCATTGGTGAATTTACCTGGTGGATTAGGTGGTGCACCAAATTCTACTGCGGCATTATTAAATAGTGCGTTTGGATTAACAACTACTCCACGAATAGGAGTTGTATTTCCTTATACTCCACAACTGACAGTACAGCATACAGCCAATTACTCTGAACAAAAATTAACACATAATAATTATACAAACTATTTTTATGATAGTTCAGCAGTTTCTGCTATAACAATTAACGCAGATTTTACAGTACAAAGCATTGACGAAGGTCAATATTTATTAGCAACAATTTACTTCTTTAGAGCAGTAACAAAAATGTTCTTTGGCGCAGACCCACAAGCAGGCAATCCTCCGCCATTGGTATACTTAAATGGTTATGGGCAGTATTATTTGCCTAATGTACCATGTGTAGTAACTAGTTTTAGTCATACTATGCCTGGAGATGTTGACTATATGGATGTAGTTGAGCCATACGCAACACAAACGGGCGGATATAATCCTCAGCTGGTTAAACCTGTATTAAATAGTACTAGACTTCCAACAACCAGTACTGTTTCACTAACATTGCAACCAATTTACAGCAGAGCCGCACAAAGTGCTGGATTTAGTCTTAACGATTTTGCATCTGGTGCACTAGTGAATCCGCAAAATTCTGGAAATCCTGCAACTGCATTTGGATCAACTATTCCTAAACCAACATACGCTACATTTAAACCACAGGGCGGATTCTTATAATGGCAACATATACATCTACAAGTCCATACTATAAAACTCAGATGTGGGGACAATATCTGGATGTATGGTCTGGTGTTACCATAACCCCAGATCCCAGTGATGCATTGTATCAAATTGATTCAGTATATAACGGAAGACCTGATATTTTAGCATTTGATATGTACAAGGACAGTAATTTATGGTGGGTATTTGCAGTACGCAATCCCGATGTTATTCGAGATCCACTTCGTGATTTTCAAACAGGAACAATTATATATGTTCCTACGTTTGCAGTGGTTAAAACGGCATTGGGAATTTAAAAATGACTGTTGGTGCAAACTCATCAGTAAGTTTACCGTACTATGCTGACTACAATACTCCGCCAGCCGGCACATATACTCCACCTACAGGATATGTATTAGCCACATCCAACCAAGTTGAAAATTCGGCCTACACAGGTGCAATGTATGACGCTGTAGGAAATGCTTGGATTGTTCCGGTATCTGCAAATCAAGTCTCAACAACTGTTGCAACCAGCAGTTCTGCACAACTTAACGCACAAGCGTCAGCAGTATCATCAACGCCAGTGCAGTTACCACAAGTAGTAATAACAGCAAAAAAATTAAAAAAATCAGCAATACTACCTAACCCACTGAATTCATATGCATCATATACATATGGTTGGACTTTATGGTATTTAGATCCTGGCGATTTAAATGCATTGCAAGGTTATACAGACGTTGGACAATCAACAGGTTTTGTTCCCACTGCTGGGAAGAGTTTTGTTGTTGCTGAAGATGGCGGCAGGTATATATCGCAACGTGTACCGGTATCTTCCGGTCTTAATTATCAAATTCAAACAGTTAATTTTTCTACACATGTTGCGCCTAGCAAAGCAGGACTTGGCACCAATTTAATTGGTGGTAGTATGACTATACGTGAACCATATGGTTGCACTCTAATAGACACACTGGCATTAACTGCATTTGGTCTTAGAAATGCTGGGTCACCAACTGCAAATTATCTCGATTTACCTTATCTATTGCAATTAGATTTCTTTGGCTACGATGACAATGGAGATCCAATTCCTGAAAGTCAAACAGCAATATTTAGAAAATATTTTCCTATACATCTAACTGGAATTAAAATTGAAGCTACTACCGCAGGGGCAGAATACAAAATAGATTATGTACCTATTGGACATATAGCATTACACGAAGAATATGTTAATATTCCGAAAAATATGCCAGTTGGTGGAGCTACTGTAAATGAATTCTTTAAAAATCTAACCGCACAATTACAGATATACTGGGCAGATTCTGTGTCGTCAGGTGTTGCTTTATATGCTGATGGAATATCATTTGAATTTGATCCTATGATAGGACAAAGTACAATTGTGTATCCTAAGGATAATTCTTTTGCTGATGCAGATACGCAGGGTGTAACAGTTGATGTTGCAAAACGACAATTTAATATCAGTGAAGGTACAAAAATCACCGATCTAATAAATCGTGTATTGTCTTTATCTAGCTTTATGACTGAACAGGTAAATGCACAAGGTGGTGCTAACAGCTCACATACTTCGCCGTTTAACGTATATAAAGTAATGATAGGATGCCAATACGGTGCAATTGGCAATACTAATGCTATACAATTTGAAGTATTTGATCCAGCAAAGAATCAGTTTCCTAAAGTAATAACATATAAAATACATCAATTTGTTAGCTTTATGGGACATCACCCGGCAATTGATCAAGCACCAGACAGCACACCATTTACTGTTAAAGCCTACAATTATTGGTACACTGGTAAAAATACAGAGATTATTAATCTTAAAATAAATTTTGATACTACTGCTTATACTCAGGTCCTGTCGTGGACGGATATATTCCCTGGATATCAACCATTGGCAGACGAAGCAACATACCAAGCAGTTAAATCTGCAATTAACATTGGCCCTTCGATGTTAGGAATTTTATATCCATCACTGACAAATATCCCATCAGTTACCCCCACTAGGTATATAGGTATTGTTAATGACATGAATATAACAACCTGGGGAGGATTATTGAATGCCCCTGAAGCACAAACAAATGCAGATATCTTAAAAAGTTTACATTCAAGACCGAATGGCGACATGTGTACTGTAGATTTGCAAATACTTGGTGATCCACATTTGATTAAACAGGATGATTGGTTTGTAATTCCAAGTCCAACAGACGGATCTTATAATATTATCAGCAATTCTGATTTTGCAACCAAGTATGGATGGTTGCCAATGGACACCGGAGATGTTATTGTATCACTAACAGTAAACACACCAATTGACCAAGATGCAGACATAACCGGGCAGGGGCTAATGTATTGGGAAGGCGGAACTGCAACACCAAGTAAATCTCTATTCAGTGGGCAATATAAAATAACAACAATCAACAACAAATTTGAAAACGGCAAATTTGAACAAACATTAAAATTAGTAAGATATCCAAATCAGGATATTGCAGCAGCAATTGCAAAACTGCAAGATAGTAGAAGTTCAGCAGTTGGCACTAGTTCCGGTAATCAGTTACCCAGTGTATCGCCTAATGGTGCTAGTGTAAATACCGGCAGTTCAGCCTCGGTTGCAAATCAATAATAGGAATCATTAAATGGCAAGTAATCAACATAGAAGAACTGGTACAGCAATAACTTCTTCTGTAGACCCTAAAAAAACTGGATTAAAAGTTGATCCGGGTCCATACGTGGGTATTGTGCGTGATTTTGTCAAGGGTACACGTATGGGACAATTGTTAGTTGAGATCCCAGAGTGGAGTACAACATCAACATCGACATTTGTGAAAGTAAGTTATTGTAGCCCTTTTTACGGCAAAACTTTTGGTACTGATACAGATGATCTTCCTGATAGTCCAACTACGTCCGGGCAGAGTTATGGAATGTTCATGGTGCCACCTGACCTTGGCAACAAAGTTCTATGTATATTTGCCAATGGTGATAGAGATCGGGGCTATTGGATAGGTTGTGTTTACGATAGCCCAAGTCATCACATGGTTCCGGCACTAGGCAGAAATATTGCAGGGCCCAATAAAACTATTTTGCCACCTACACCTTTAAGCACATCAGTTGGTGCAACCAGCGTATTACCTGTTATGGAATACAACACTGGTGATCCTACTGCATATACAGCAGATGGACTTACAGCAACACCTCGACAAACACATCAATATCAAGCGGCAGTATTAATCAAGCAAGGACTAGATAGAGATCCAATACGAGGAGCTATCAGTTCCAGTAGTCTAAGAGAAATGCCTAGTAATGTTTATGGCATAAGCACACCGGGCAGAAGTGCTACACAAACAGCACAAGTACCGTCAAACCCTAATGCAACAATTTTTAGAACTGGCGGACATAGTTTTGTAATGGACGATGGTGCGGCAGGGGATTCTGTTAATCCTGTAGGTACAGATCAATTGATTCGCTTGCGTACAACCAGTGGACATCAGATACTAATGAATGACACAGAAAATGTGTTATACGTAGCAAGCGCCAGCGGTGACCAGTGGTTAGAGTTTAGCAACGACGGACAAATTCATGTGTATTCTACAAATGCAATTAATATGCGTACCAAAGGTGTAATGAATTTTCATGCCGACGGTGCAATCATTATGAATAGTCCTATCATTGAAATGAATGCAGTTGACACTTCGGGAGGAACTGGACAGTCAGCTATTGTAATGAATACCCCAGGCAGTATTGCTATGTCTGCTCAGACTGGAATTTCTGCACAAACCAATGGATCATTGGGATTAAGTGCTACAATGGGATCGTTTAATTGTTTAGCTACCTTGGGTTTATCATCAGCTGGCATGACTAGTGTTTATGGTACATTATTAAAATTAAATACTGGATTCCCAGGTATACCTAACATAAACTTAAATTCAACTCCGCTGAATAAACTAGATGATACAGTCTATTCAGATGGAACAAATGCATGGGTTAAATCGCCACACACAATTACATCAGCATGCACTACTGTTCCTGCACACGAGCCCTGGGTTGGCCCCGACGGCAAATCGCGTCCATTGCCACAAATACCTGGACAACCAGCTGGTAGTGCATTAGGTACACTAGCTGTTGGTGCGGCATTAGCCGGACTTGCATCAACTATAGGCGGAGCTTTATTCTAATGTCAACTACACAAGGATTTTTACAAGCCGCAACTGTACAGATTAAAAATCCGTTACCGGTGTCTTGGTTAGGTAGAGTAGATGCTACTCCTACGTTACCTGCTTGGGGGCAAGTTGGCACACTAACTTCGGCGCAAACAAGATGTTTATTAGCTGAAATATCATATGATCGAAGCCAATGGAACTATGGACTAGTTGGCGCAGATAATCAATTGGGCAGATATCAATTTACTGCAACTGTATTAGAAGAATATGGACTGCTTGCTGCAACATCTGTGGAATCTTACGGTAGTGATGCTGTAAATTATCTACATTGCTGGACACCCTCAATGATTAGATCTCGTGTAAATTCATATGCAAATTACATGTACAATACCATTAGTTTGCAAAATTTTCTTACAAGTTATATAGCGCAAGAGCATTTAGCATATCAATTAGTAAGTGATTTATACACTTCTGCTAAAAAATCAGGCGCAATCATTGATACAGATACTCCAGATATTGTTGCAGGAATGATATATGTTGCTTGGGTACTTGGCATTGACAATAAAATATCTGTAACAGACTCAGGACAAACTGCATTAACATGGCGCAACAGTGGCTTAGGTACCAGCGGAGCACAGGCATTTAACACCGGGCGATACGCAATAACAGTACTGAGCCTTTAATAGAATAAATACAACATGTCACTATACAAAGGTTTTAGCACATTAATTAGTCCAAAAAGATTTGGTTATACAGATTTTCAATTGGCTCAACGTGATCTATTGAATTATTTCAATATACGCAAAGGCGAAAAGTTAATGCAACCAAATTTTGGTACCATAATATGGGGACTATTATTTGAGCCGTTAACTGAAGATGTACAGCAAGCAATTAAAAATGATATAACTCAAATTGCCAGTTACGATCCTAGACTTCAAGTAGGTGAAGTCAGTGTTACACAACAAGACAACGGATTTTTAATACAGTTAGCATTAACTTACATTCCTACTGATCAAACAGATGTACTTGAACTAAATTTTGAAAATAGTTCTGCAACATTAACTACAAATACCTTATATACCTCAACTAATTTTAATATTATTGACGGTTAATTAACTAGCCATATTATTATCTAAATAAATACTTTATATAGGTAAAAATAATGGCACAGAACACACGTCAAACAAATCTTTTAGTACAGCAGGACTGGACAAAAGTCTACCAATCGTTCACTAACGCAGATTTTACAAGTTACGACTTTGAAACTTTGCGTTCAACTATGATGAATTATCTGCAGAATTACTATCCAGATACATTCAATGATTGGATTGAAAGCAGTGAATACGTTGCTTTAATTGACTTAATTGCATTCCTTGGACAAAGTTTAGCATTTCGCACTGATTTAAATTCACGTGAAAATTTCTTAGATACTGCACAAAGACGTGACAGTATATTGAAACTTGCTCGTATGTTGAGCTATAATCCTCAACGTACAAATAGTGCCAGTGGACTAATAAAAATTGACAGTATAAAAACAACTGAATCAGTATACGATAGTTTTGGTAATAACCTTGCAAATTCAACAATCCATTGGAATGACAATACCAATGATAATTGGCTTGAACAATTTACTAACATTTTAAATGCTTCATTGGTGTCGGCACAGGCTATCGGCAAACCTGCAAACAGCCAATTGATTTCGGGTATTCAAACAGATGAATACACGATTAATCTAAATACAAATTCATTGCCGCTTGCACCGTTTAGTGTAACAGTACAAGGTACATCAACAAATTTTGAAGCTGTAAGTGCAACATCATTGGGCCAAACATACATTTACGAAAAAGATCCAACAATGTCTGGACAATTTAACGTATTGTACAGAAATGATAACAATGGAAATAACAGCAATAACACAGGATTTTTTGTTTACTTTAAACAAGGTAGTCTACAAGCCGCGGACTTTACAATTACCAATGCTGTGCCAAACAATTATGTAGCAATATCAACAAACAATATCAATCAAACTGATAATTGGTTATATGTGTTAGATGTTAATAAAAATCCTACTACATTGTGGACTGAAACTCCTGCATTGCAGGGCATTAATGTTATATACAATCAATTAACAAATAAAAATTTATATCAATTGAATTCGCAAGCCGGCGACCAAGTTAACATTGTATTTGGTGATGGCAGTTTTTCAAATATACCAAGTGGTGCTTTTAGATTTTATTTCAGAGCCAGTAACGGTTTGAGTTATACTATCAATCCTGATGACATGAGCTCAGTGGTGATTGCGTTTAATTATATTGGCGCAAACAATTCACAACAAGTTTTAACTATCACTGCAAGTTTAAAATACACAGTAACCAATGCAACTGCCGCACAGTCATTGGATAGCATTAAAACAAATGCTCCGCAACAGTATTATACACAAAACCGTATGATTACTGCGGAAGATTATAATATTTTTCCACTGACTAATTTCAGTAGTATTCAAAAAATTAAAACTGTAAACCGTACTAGCTCAGGTGTTAGTTTATATCTTGACCAATTGGACCCAACTGGTAGTTACAGTAGTACAAATATATTTTGTGATGATGGTATTTTATATGCTAATACCATAGTAAATTCATCAACGTTTAATTTTTTAAGCACCAATGACGTTTATTCTGCTATCTACAACGATATTGTTCCAATTATTAATTCAGTGGAAATGCGTAATTACTATTATGCTAACTACCCTAGATTTAATTCTCCAGCTACAAATGTAACATTCAGTCAAGTAAGCTCGTCTACTTCTTCAAGTTCGGGATACTTGCAGGTCAGTGGTACAACCCAACAAGTTGGTCCTGGTATTACAGGTAATTTGCAATATGTAAACACAGGTGCAAGTTTATTGTTTACTGCTCCGGCTGGATATTACTTTGATGCACAAAATAATATTAAATCTGGCACTCCAACAGTGAATGGCGACCGTACTAGTTTTTATGCTTCAGTTACTAGTGTAGTGCCAAACAGCAATGAGTATGCAACACCATCGTTGGTTAACTTTGGTACAGTAGTTCCTTCTGGTGCATTATTGTCGGACAGTGATCTTGATTGGAATTATTGTATTATTCCGCCGTATAAAAATGATTTAACTACCGGATTGATTTCTACTATCATTACACAAATTAATGCAAAAGTTAACTTTGGGTTAACTTATGATCAAGTTGATCAAACTTGGGTTAATATACCTCCAGCAAGCATCGGCTCTAACAGCACATGGCTATTAAAATTTGTTTATAGTCAAGGTACATATACTGTAAGCAGTAAAATTTTACAGTATATTTTTGCTAGTGCTGGTGAAACTAATTTCTATTTTGACCCTACTGTTCGTGTTTACGATTCTATTACTGGTCGTACCATAACAGATATTATTAAAATTTTAAAAATAAACACACAACCAAATTCATCATATCCAATGGGAGTTGATGTTGCATGGCAAGTATATGATACAATAACAGATCCGTCAGGATATGCTGACACTGACAGAGTTGTAGTTCGTATGCCTACTACACAGTTAGATGGTGTGCCAGATAATCCTGATTTATATACAACTGTTGCTGGAGTATCAACTTCACGTAATGGACTATATTTCCAGTGGCAACATAACAGCCCAAGTAGAAGTAGAATAGATCCTACTCCTATTAATATCATGGATGTGTATATTTTAACTGCTGACTATGCCACAAGTTATTTAGAGTGGATTCAAGATATCACTGGCACAGTAGAAGAACCTACATTACCAACCAGTGGTAGTTTAGAAGTTGCTTATAGTACATTAGATAATTACAAAGCAGTAAGTGACACACTAGTTTACAATCCTGCACAATTTAAACCATTGTTTGGATCTAAAGCTGAATCAAGTCTACAAGCACGTTTCCAAGTGGTTATTAACCCAGCGTCAAGTATTACGCCAAATGAAATAAAGAGTCAGATGATTGCGGCAATTAACAAATACTTTGACTTATCTAATTGGGACTTTGGCGACACATTTTATTTCAGTGAACTTGCTGCATACTTGCATACAAGTCTAGCTCCAAATTTAGCAAGCGTAGTAATTGTTCCGGCTAATACTGATTTAGTGTTTGGTAATTATTTCCAAATTAATTCAGAGCCATGGGAAATTATAACCAGTGCTGCAACAGTAAATGATATCGATGTAGTAACTGCTGTAACCGCAGCACAATTAAATCTAGGCAATCCCTTAGTAGGAACTTATTAATGAGTTTAGTAAATACAATTAATTTTTTACCAGAAGTATTTAGAACTTCTCCAAACCAAGCATTTTTAAATGCAACAATGGATCAGTTAACTGCTGACTCGGTTAATACACCATTGAATGGATATATTGGTCGTACTTTTAGTCCTACTTATAAATCTGGTGATAACTACGTTCCTGAAATAAATTCATTCCGTAAAAATTATCAACTTGAGCCTACTGTAGTAGTTAAAAACTCTGATGGATCAGTTAAGTTCAAATCAACTTATATTGACCTGTTACATAACATTGGAAGCTCTGGCGGTGTTAGCAATAACGCACAAAGATTATTTGGATCTGAAAGTTATAGTTACGATGGTAAATTTGATTATGATAAGTTTGTAAACTACTACAAGTACTATTGGTTGCCCAATGGTCCGTCAGCAATTAATGTTTATGCAGACCAAGTACCGTATACAGCAGACTATACAGTTACACGAAATATAGCCAATGGTGGTTACACGTTCAGTGGGCAAGGACAACAACCAAACACTCCTATTACACTGGCACGTGGCGGAACATACGAATTTAAAATTAATCAACCAGGATTCCAGTTCTGGATTCAAAATGCACCTGGTGTATCTGGTACAGCCACTGGATTGCCTACTGTATCTACTAGACAAATTTTTGGTGTAACCAATAATGGTACTGATTCCGGAACTATCAGATTTAATGTGCCGTTAGCAACTGCACAAGATTTTTATAGTGGAATGACAATTGCTGGACCAACCAATGGAGTTGATGCTGCAACACAGGAATTTGGCTATACTGCAATACAAAATAAACTATTAAGCAGTTTCTTAGCAGAATATCCCACTGGCATAGATGGATTGAATAATCAACTAGCCGGTAAAAATATTGTTTTCCTTAATACCGGCACTAATGATGTCGATGATTCATTCTGGACTACTCCTGCAGTTCCTGCTGGATTATCATCTATTGACATCAGTGATATTAGACCGGGCTATGTAATACCTACAGATACACGACGCAATGTTTGGACTATTCGTTTAATACCAGTTGATGCAAATAATTCTGATTATCTAATTCAATTGCATCCAACGTATACAATCAATCCCTCGCAAAAGATCTTTGTGCGTGCAGGGTTAACCTTTGCTTCTTTACAATTTTGGCTAAACAACAATTATTTGTATACTGCTGTGCCAGCAATAACAGCGGCTGCAGATTATTTGTACTATCAAGATAGCAGTAATCCCGGATTCTTTGGCGAAATTAAAATCGTTGATAATGTAGGAACACCAATTAATGTTACTACTGATATATTAGGAAAAAAAGGTTATACAAGTCCTAACGGGGTAATATTTACTAACGGTATTAAAATTGCATTTGACTCTACTGCATTGCCAAGCACTTATGCTAATAGCGAATATTATGTAGACGGCGTTGGTACTAGCATATCTTTAGTTCCTGTTGATCAATTGGTAGTCCCAGAATCATTTGGTACACAAATTGATGTAAATCCGGATTACGTTACTATTAATAGAAGTAGCCAAGATCGAAATGCATGGAGTAGATATAATCGCTGGTTCCACACAGACGCATTGGCCGCAACTGCAACATACAATCAAACTGCAATTGACTATGGTCCAAATATTCCGGCACGTAGACCAATTATTGAGTTTAATCCAAATTTACAATTGTTTAATTACGGTACTACTGCATTAGACAACGTAAACATTGTGATATTTTCAAATCCCGTAGCAAACATAGTAAGCGGCGGAACATATACTATTTTGTCAGTTGGCACTACTAACTTTGTGAGTTTAGGTGCTGCCACAAATACCGTGGGCACTACATTTGTTGCTACTAGAAATGGATCATCAGGCGATGGCACTGGTACAACTACCACTGATGCATTTAATCAAGTTGAAGGACAAGCAACTGCAACGGTAGACGGTGTTGCTGTTGCAAACGGTCAGCTTATTGTTTTTGCCAACGATTATGATATAAATGTAAAAAATAAAATATGGAAAGTTGTTATACAGGTTATAAATGCTGTTAACTTTATTACCTTAGTTAACACTGGCACATCAGTTACTGCTGGTACTAACATTCTTGCTTTGGATGGCGGCAATGCCGGAAATAGCTATCACTTTGACGGTACCAATTGGCACACATCACAGGAAAAAACTGTAATTAATCAAGCTCCATTATTTGACCTGGTAGACATAAATGGATATAGTTTTGGCGATACCACAGTATATCCAAACAGTACATTTGCAGGAACAAAAAACTTTGGATATCCTGTAGTTACCAGCGGCACAAATGATACAATTTTAGGATTCCCACTTCAATATCAGAATTTTGATAACATTGGTGATATTGTTTATAAAAATTATTACGATTCTGACACATTCAGTTATACAGAAAATAATTCAACAGTCACTGTAAACTGCAACTCAGGATACTTTGCTGTTAATAGTGGCACATCTGTAACTAAAGAAAACAATTGGGTCGCTAATGTTGAACCCACTGAACAATACCAGGTGTTCACAAAATTCTTTGATGGTACTACATTAACAATACCTGAGTCTCCATCTATATATCCTGTTAATAATACAGTTGCCGCAGGTGATTATGCTTTTATTCAAGTTGACGTATTACCAAATACTACAGAAACTTCAATACCATATGTAAAAGTTTCATTGAACAACACTATATTAACCGCAGGCACCGATTATAATTTAATTACATTTGGTGTTTATTATGTAGTTCAATTAATGACTTTACCAACAGTTGGTGACAAGATTGATGTGCAAATTTACAGCGATAGTGTGAGCACATTAGGCTACTATGAAGTTCCTAAGAATCTAGACCAGAATCCTTTAAACGAAGCATTTCCAACAATTACACTTGGTCAATTAAGAACTCACTATACCAAGTTAATTGAAAACTATTCCGGTACAACACCAACTCAGGATACTTACTTAAAGTCACAAGGTGGTACTATTACCACTCACAGTAGTCCTGTGATTTATGCATCAACATTTTTAAATGACCCAACAGTTAATTTTATAAATGGCATAACACTAGCAAGAAAAGAATACAATAGATTTAAAAATAAGTTTTTAATGCTGTGTGCATCTTTATCTACATTGGATTATAGTAATCCTGTTAGTGGTGTTGATACAATTTTACAAAGTATAAATCTAGTTAAGAACAATAGTTTCCCTTGGTATTACAGTGATATGGTACCACAAGGAGGTTCTTACAGTACAATCACTTACAATATATTAAATGCAAATCAGACTCAGTACGAAATTAATTCATTATTTGACAATACAGTATTAAGCAATCGTGCGGTATTGGTGTATTTAAATAATGTACAATTAACAGTTAATATTGATTATACATTTAGCCAAGTGACTCCTTCGATTAATATAACAAAGGCATTGACAGTTGGTGATGTATTAACTATCAGAGACTACTCAAACACTGACGGAAATTACATTCCTGAAACTCCTAGTAAATTAGGATTGTATCCAACGTTTGTACCAAGCATATACGTTGATAATACATATCTAAAACCCACTACTGTAATTTTAGGACACGACGGCTCCAAGACTCCGGCGTTTGGTGATTTTAGAGATCAGTATTTGCTTGAGCTTGAGCGTAGAATTTACAATAATATTAAAACTGATTATAGTACAAATGAAATTGATCGTTATGATATTATACCAGGACGTTTCAGAAAAACTGATTATTCACTTAGTGAATTCACACAGTTATTAACTCAAAATTTCCTACAGTGGTCTGGAGCAAATAGAGTAGACTACTCTACCAACAGTTGGTACAACGCAAATAATCCATGGGCATGGAACTATGCTTATTCTCCAGACACAATTGATGGATCTAAGTTACAGGGCTATTGGAGAGCAGTATATCAATATTTCTACGACACAGATACTCCTAATATAAGTCCATGGGAAATGTTGGGTTTTGGTAGTGCGCCTTCGTGGTGGATAACACGTTATGGCCCAGCACCTTATACAAAAGGAAACAGTACACTATGGGACGATTTAGAAGCTGGTTACATTTGGAATAATGGAAGTCCTTATAATGATAAGAGATTTGCTAGACCAGGTCTAAGCAAAATTATTCCTGTTGATAACTATGGTAATCTATTAGATCCAAGTGCAATTCCTTTATCAACACAAACATTAAACGGATATTCATCTGCAGATTTTGCAGTTGGGCACCAAGGCCCAGTTGAAACAGCCTGGAGAAACAGCAGTGATTTCCCATATGCTTTGCAACAGGCATTTGCATTGGCTAAGCCAGCTCAGTATTTTTCAACACAAATTGACACTTCGTTATTGTACAAGAATCCAATAACTGAACAATTCAGCACAGTTAACAATAACAAAATTAATCCAATGGTGTTAAACGTAAATGGTGATAGTACCTCAGGTACTACCAAGCGTACCAGCGGTTATATTAACTGGATTGGCGATAGCATTAAGAATCTCGGAATTGATCCAGTATCTGTTCTTAATAATTACTTTTCAAATTTCTTTGTACAATTAAGTTATAAAGTAGGTGGATTCACTGATAAGAAAATATTAACAGTTAGTGCAGAACAAACTACACCAAGTTCAACTAATGCTGGTGTTATTATTCCCGATGAGAATTACAAAATATATCTAAGTAAGTCTGTACCAATTAGCACAGCCACATATAGTGCAGTTATTGTAGAAAAGACATTAAGTGGGTATAGCGTAAGCGGATATGACCTTGGAAATCCATTCTTTACAATCATTCCAAGTTCTATTAACAATAACAATACTTTGTTAACCAGCAATGGCGTATCAGCACCTATATACCGTGACTCATCTAATACAATGTCTTCGGTTGCATACGGAACAGAATTTGCAAACGTACAGCAAGTAGTAGACTTCTTAGTAAGTTATCAACGATACCTAAGTCTACAAGGATTTGTGTTCACTGAGTATAACACAGATCTTCAAAGACAACAGGACTTTGTATTAAGTGCTGAAGAATTTTTGTACTGGAGCCAACAAGGATGGGGTAGTGGTACTATTATTGTTCTAAACCCAATCACTACTAGTTTAGAATTAGTATCGTCATACACAGTAGTAGATGAAATTACAAATGATGTTAACGGCAGTCGGTTAGCAGATCAAAACTTTAATCCTATACGCACACACGTAGTAAGCGTACTGCGTGACAGCGTGTTTTTAGCTGAATATAACAATCCGTGGAATGTATTTAAATTAACAGTAGTTGATGGCACAAGTGTATGCTTTGCTAAATTTAATCTAGTTCAATATGAACACACATTGCTATTTGATAATGTTGATGACTTTGGTGATATCATATATGTTCCTAGTCAGGGTACTAGACAATTTAGATTAAAACTAAGTGGACACAAAACTGGAGCATGGACAGGTATGCTGTCTGCACCTGGCTACGTATACAGCAATCCCACTATTCTACAGTTTAAAACTGATTATGATTATAAAATGGGTGATATTGTTGAGTTTGGCAGCAATTACTATACTGCACCAATGGATATACCTGCTAGTGACAAGTTTAATATCACACAATGGACACCAATTCTAGCATCAGACATACAAACAGGATTATTGCCAAGTCTGGGCTACAATGCACAAAAATTTGAAAATTATTATGATGTTGATGTTCCTCCCCAGGAAGAAGACCTACAGCTATACAGCGCAGGATTAATTGGCTTCAGAGAACGTCCTTACTTGACTGATCTTGGTATTACTATTCCGAATCAAACTAAATTCTATCAAGGATATATCAAGCAAAAAGGATCATTGAATTCTATTTTAGCTTTAACTAAAGCAGATTTTGAAAATGTTCAGTCATCAATTACAACCTATGAAGAATGGGCATTTTTAGCTGGCAAGTACGGTGACTTAAATCAAATTCAATTCAATGAATTTATTTTAGACCAATCAGTGTTTACTACTAATCCAGTTGCATTTACGTATTCGCCAACTTATGCAACTGGTAACATTCTAGTAGATTTAAGTTCTGCAAATATCTATAACTCTAGCAATTTGTCTAGTTCAATAACATCTATATACGATAACAGAACTGACAACAAATATATTACAGATTTGCCAACAGCAGGTTTTGTTAATTTCAATGACATTAACTCAACATTGTTTAACATAGCTGATGCAACACCCGCTGATGTATTAAACATTGGGGTTGGACACAAACTATGGGTTGCTAAAAATTCATCAGATAACTGGGACGTATTAAGAGTTACAGAAACAAACTTAGTGGCAACAACACTAGCCTATACTTTAAATTCATATGCACAATTGATATTCAATGGCGCACATGCATTTGAAGCTGGTGATTCGTTAGTACTAACAAACTTTAATACCACATACGGTAATTACAACGGAGTTTATTCAGTAATTAGTGTTCCTAATAGTGTATCTGTTATTATAAACATATCACCAGCTGCTGGAAATAATTTATTGTACTTGGTACAAAATAGTCCAGTTACTGCAACAGGCACAGTATATTCATTGGACTCACTGGTAACTAATTCGTTTGCCAATGTAACGGCACTTAAACCATTGAATGGTTGGAGAGACAACGATAGACTATGGGTTAATAATGCCACAAAGAATGGTTGGGGAGTTTATACATATAGCCGTCCATGGTTAGCAAATGCTGTAACACATTTAACTGCAAACACAGCAGTATCAAATTCATTCTTTGGTAATGTTGTAAAAATAAACCACCATAATGATACTATATATGTCGGAAATCCCATTCGCGGCAATGTGCAATCATTTGCAAATGTAAATGGTACATATACTGCATCAACCACATTGTCAAACGCAAATCCAACGTTTGGGTACGGTATAGCCAGTAAAGGCAATATTACTGTAGTCAGTGCACCACAGGTTGGTAATGTCCATGTGTATTACAATAACTCGCATGTACAAATGATTCATTCACCAAATGCATCGGGACAGTTTGGATATAGCATTTCAATGAGTGATGATCAACATTGGTTGTATGTTTCAGAACCAGTGTCTGATTATATTCAAGCCTACTGGACTGCAAATGTTGATTCAACAGTAAATTATACTAGTGTTGCTTCTATTCACTGCGGTGTAAATAATTTCATACAAACTGTTGTCACTAACGGCAATGGTAATATATTGATTGCTGGATCTCCGGTTAGTTCTTCACCTAGCCAATCAATCAATGGCAATGTTTATGTATACAAACAATCAGGAAGTGGATTAACTGCAACATACACATTATCACAAACAATAACCAGCCAGTATCAAAATAAAAATGCTGGATTTGGATATAGTATTGCAGTTGATTATACTGGTGGCAATGTGTTTATTGGTGCGCCTGGATCTACACAATCGGGCGTATTAGCGGGACAAATTGAACGTTATGTTCTAAACAGTGGAACTTATTCTTTTAAAGAATACATTGCACATCCGTTTGGCAATGTGTCAGCCAGTAACTTCGGAGCAACAGTGGCTGTAAATGGCCCAGGTAATTTAGTAGTAGTTTCTGCAACTGGTGCAAAAGGCCACGAAGAAACTACATTTGATAATAATTTATTATTAATTGATGAAGGATCAACAATATTTGTAGATGCTGTTTATCACAGCGGAGCTGCTTACATTTACGAACCTATTATTGATCAGACAATTTCTAATAACCTAGGAAACTTTACATTTACACAAGAGCTCGAGTCGCAGGTTATCACTGGCGACCAATTTGGCTACGCAGTTGATGTATCATATGGTACCATTGCTGTTACTAGCCCTGGAGCAAATCATAATAGTGGTAATGTTGAAATTTTCCATAATCCTAACCAATTGCCAGTATGGACACTAACTAGGTCTGAAACTCCACAAGTTGATATTGACACAGTTAATCGAACATTTATCTATAACAAAACAAATAACAATATATTAGCGGCGTTAGATTACATTGATCCTAAAAAAGGAAAATTGTTAAATGCTATAGACAAGGATATTGATTTTAAATTAGAAAATGACCCTGCTGTTTATAACGCAGGATCGTCGGCGACAAACACTGACATACATTGGGGGCCTACACAAGTTGGTAGAATTTGGTGGGATTTGAGTTCTGTTAGATACGTTGAATATGAACAAGATGAATTAATTTATCGATTAACAAACTGGGGATCAACCTTCCCTGGCAGTAAAATTAATGTTTACCAGTGGGTGGAGAGTACAGTATTACCGAGCCAGTATGTAAACAACGGTGGTACTGGAACCCCATTACATCCAAAAGACACAGAATATTGTACTTACGGATATGTTGATCAAGTTGGTAATGTACACTTAACTTATTATTTCTGGGTAACCAACTTAGATACTGTTTATCCTGGAAAAACAAATAGTGTAATCAGCATTATTGCTGGAATTGAAAATCCACAAAGTCAGGGTATTCCGTACTCAACAGTATTGCGTGATGATACAGTTGCATTATATAACGTCAACAATCTATTAACAGGACAAAATAGTGTAGTCCACTTGGAAAAACGTACAGTTGATTCAGGACTAATACACAGTGAGTATGCGCTAGTTCAAGAAGGAAATCCTGCTAGTCAAATACCTAACGTATTATTAAGTAAATTAATTGATAGTTTATCCGGCGAAGATGCAGCTGGCAATCTGGTGCCAGATCCTGCACTTACACCTGCACAAGCATATGGCATTAGCATTAAACCAAGACAAGGTATGTTTATCAACAACCAATTGGCGCTAACAAATTATATACAACTGGTTAACAAAGTATTAGCATCTTATCCAATCGCTGAACGTAAAGTTTTAACATTAATGAACAGCAGTGAGCCAATCCCAGCTGCTAATTCGGGTGTTTATAGTATAGTAGTTGCTACCTATGAAGAACTTGGTTATGTTAATACATCAGGGCTTCCAAATGGTTATGCAGTTTTAGTGTCTAGTGACAGTAACAATAATGGAAAATGGGCAGTATACACATGGTCTGGAACTGCGTGGTCAACAACTTCTGCAAATGTACAAAGTTACATGACTCCGCTATACTGGAATTATGTTAACTGGTATGACAGTTCATATGACCCAACAAGAACAGTTAACGTTACAGTTGCTAATCAACTTGATTTTGGAAAACTAACTTTAGAAGCTAACACTTATGTTAAGGTGTTAAACAATAGTAGCGGAAACTTTGTTGTTTACTACATTGATAGCAAGTTAAATCAAAATTTGGTTGGTATTGAAAACGGTACAATACAAATTAGTACAGCTACTATCCCTGCACTTGAATTGAGACAAATTTTACTTGCAGTTCAAACACAGTTGTTGATCAACGACCTAGCCGGCGATTTCAATACTATCTTCTTCTCGATGATCAAATACGCTCTAACTGAGCAAAAAAATCTTGATTGGGTATTTAAAACCAGCTTCTTAAGTGCAACGCAATATATTCGTAAGCTAGAACAGTTTACTGCATATATTCCTGATAATCAAAATTATTATTTAGATTATATAGAAGAAGTTAAACCATACCGAACAATCCTAAGAGAATTCGTAGTTGACTATATTGGTAACGATCAGTACGGTAGCGATATTACAGACTTTGATTTACCACCTTACTGGGATAAAGACCTACAGGTATATCGTAGTCCTAGCGGCGAACAAACTTATGATGCAAACTTATTAAGTACCTCAGGTAGTGTTTACTCACAGTGGTATCAAAACCATACATATTCTGTAACTTCTATTACAGTAGATGAGCCTGGTACAGGATTTATATTACCACCACAGATTATTATCACTGGCGGCGGCGGATCTGGTGCAACTGCGGTAGCAACACTCAACGGATCAGGCGGAGTTGCTGCAATTGAAGTGGTTAATCCCGGTGATGGATATACAACAACACCTACTGTTATTATTAACGGAACAGGTACTGGAACAGTGGCACATGCATTACTGCAAAATGTTTATGAAGGTAATAATGTCGGGCATAACTTAGTTAGAAGTATTTCTACTACTATCAAATTTGATAGAGTTAATTATGCTGAAACAGTTAACTTTGTATTCTGGGCCAACATTACCTCTGCAAACATTGGTAATACAATTTCTGCAAATAGCGTGATTGTGCTAAACAACGATTTGTATTTGTTAAATTCGCCATATACAATTGATTCTGGGTTGGATTTCCCATTAAGTAGTACAACACAGATCAATTCAGAGTATTTTAATAATGCCAATGATAGAATTGTTGCATATAACGGATACATAGATTTATCAGCAGTACAAAAGGGAATCACATATCCTGGCGTAATAATTGATGGTAATACGTTCACTGGAAATACCTATGATGCTACAATATCGAGTTATTATCCAATAACACAAGCAAATATTGTTGGTGGTAATCCAGTTTACAATGCAAACGGTTTATCGCCTGATAGTTTAATTACAAATGCAAACAGCAGTATCATCATTGATGGTGGTGCATATTATGATTTGTATAACAGTCATAATCCTGAAGAATTAGTACCGGGCATACTGTATGACAGTTTAAACATGAAGGTATTTGCTCCAACAACTGGAAACATATCATTTAGAGTATTTAAAGATATGTCTAATGCAGAGTATTATACTAGAATTGCTGCAAACGGAGTAACAACGTTGGCATCAAATTTGAATATAACAGACAGTAATATTCATGTTACAAGTACTTCAGTATTACCGGATCCTAATCCAGAAAATTCTATACCAGGTATAGTATTCATCGACGGAGAAAAAATTACATACTACACAATTGACCGTACACACAATTTACTTGGTCAAATACGTAGAGCAGTAGACGGAACAGGTGCACCTTTAGTACATCCTGCAGGTACATTGGTTGCAGACTCAAGTCTACAACAAGCTATTCCTGCCACAACATTTACCTACGCAAATATTGGCGCAAGTTCAGTAACTTATAATGTTACAGGCAACGTCAGTTATGTTATTAACTTAAGTTCAACGGTAACTGCAAATATTGGCGATTACATAAATCAAATTTTCTCAGCCAATTCATTGGTTTCTGCTAATTTACGAGTGCTAGGTAATGTAGTAAATTCTAAGAAAGTTCCAGTTATTGTAACACAAGGTGCCATTACAAGTATTGTAGGCAATGTGTTAACTCATAACAGTTCATCTATTACGGGAAATATTACTTCATCAGCTGTTTTGGGTATGGTATCATCCGTTGGTAACGTAACAGTTGCGGCAAATACAGTTCTTGCAAAGGCCAATGACTGGTATAGCACTGGATCTGGTACTGCAACAAATGGACTAGGATTAGCCGAAAGTACAACATTAGAAGCACAATTCTTATTGGCTACACCAGGATATACACCATGATAAATACTGATACAGCGAAATCGCAGAATCAAAATACCAATAAACAAGAGGAAAAAGCAGTGGAAAATAAACAAAAACGTCCAAATGAATCGTCGGGAGTTTACGTGCGAGGACATATTAAAATCTTTGATCCAGTATCCAAAGAAGTTTTTATTGATAAATCAAACGCAATCCACTATGAAAACTTTTCAATTGCATTGGCTAATAGTATTGCAGATAAATCGCAGAACTTTATCTATGAAATGAATTTTGGCAATGGCGGTACTAGTGTAGACCCTACAGGTATTATCACGTATTTGCCTACTAACACAGTGGGACAAAATAGTAATTTATACAATCCAACATACGCAAAAATTGTTGATGATACTAGTGCTGCAAATATTGATCCTACAAATAATAAAATGACTGTAAGTCATATTCCTGGAACTGTTTATACAGATATTTTAGTAACTTGTTTGCTTGACTATGGTGAGCCATCGGGGCAGGCTGCATTTGATAATAGTCAACAGTTAAACAGTGAATATGTATTTGATGAACTAGGTTTACGTGGTCGTAGTACGGATGGTACAGTTGGTTTACTATCAACTGGGCTACTACTAACACACGTGGTATTCCACCCAGTGCAAAAAGCGTTAAATCGACTAATTCAAATTGATTATACTGTACGTATTCAAACTTTAACAAACTTAAGTTCAATCGGGTAATAAACTATGTCATATATTATTAATAAAACCGACGGTACAGTATTAACAACAATACTTGATGGGACAACAAATACCAACACAGGACTAACCTTAATTGGTAGAAACTATACTAGTTATGGTCAAGTACAAAATGATAATTTTGTACGCCTACTAGAAAATTTTGCTGATACAGAAAGTCCAGATTTAACTTTAGCCGCAACACCGTTGACTGGTACATTATGGTGGAACACGAATACCACAGATAATACTAAACCAATTGGTCCACGTATGTATGTTTACAATGGCGCAGAGTGGATTCCATTGAGTGAACGTACTGTAGCCAGTACAGCACCTAGTGTAGTTAAAACCGGTGACCAATGGTGGGACAGCGTTAACCAGCAGTTAAATGTTTGGTCTGGTACTGCTTGGATATTGGTTGGTCCGACAAACTCTGCAGGACAAGGAAAGTCTGGTGTTTATATTGAAGAATTTGTTGATGTTAGTTCAACTTCACATCAAGTTATAACAACATATTCTGGTGGTACACTAATAAGTGTACAAAGTACTGGCGCATTTAATCTTGCTCCCGCAAACCCTAATTATGCATTAGGATTTGGTAATATTGTGCTGGGTATTAACATTAGCAGTACATCGTATTTCAACGGTACAGCCAATAATGCAATAACATTAGACAGTTTAACACCAAGTCAGTTTGCAAGAGTTGATCAAGACACAGCATTTGGAAATAACGTAAGTATTGCAAAAACATTAAGCGTACAAACATCAAATATTTCAGTTGACACTGGCCACAACTTATTAATAAAAAATACAAGTCTTGGCGCTAATATTGTTTTTAGTCTTAACACACCCGGTGGTTATATAAACGGACTAACAATTGACAACAGTGGTAATTTAATTGCTAGTTCAACACCGGTTATTCCAACACATGTTACAAATAAACAATATGTTGACAATCAAGTTGCGTATGTGCAATCGTCTGTAACCGACATACAAAATTCTTTATCAAGCGATATCAATCAGGCTATTCAAGATTATGTTGATAAGATTAACCAAGCTTCTGCCGCGGCCGCGGCCGCAACTGCTGCTGCTAGTGCTGCCGCTTCTACTGCTATTAGCAGTACCAATACAACTGTAAGCACCGGATTTAATGCATTAAATTCAAACGTTTATACAGTACAACAACAAGTAACTAATTTGGATAATTATGTTGCAAATCTTGCACCTGTAAATAATCCAACATTCACTGGTTATCCATCAGTACCAACACCGCCGGCTATTGCTGCATACTTTGGCGGAACGATTGAGTATCAACTTTTATTATCGCATTCAGTAAACACAACTATTGGTCAAACTATTACTCAATATAATACCAGCGATAATTCTATTATTGCAACATGGACTGTGGCACAAAGTCGTGGGGACAATCAAATTGTTGCTACACTGGCTACTGGTAGTATTAATCAGTCAATTACAAACAACGTAGCAATTAATGGTACATTGGTTAGCCCGCCATTGAGCATTACTAACATTGCGTACTTAGGTCCAAATTTAACTTACAATGGATTAGGCGATAATAGTTCACGCATTGCACCAACAGCTTATGTTGATATTACTGCTAATATTTTACATACTGATTATAATAATCTGGTTAACGCTGCAAATGCACATGCAACTACTCTTATTAATTCAATATCAACTACAGGCTTTGCGTTAAATGCAAATCCAACATTCTCAGGCACTACATACGCTCCAACACCAAATTCAGGGGATAATAGTAATAAAATTGCAACTACAGCCTTTGTTAGTGCGGCAGTTGCGGCCACACAAGTACCATACACAGTTAGTCAAAGCGTCCCTGGACCTTCAGATGGTGTTAATGGACAAGTTTGGTTTGTAGTAGGATAATTAATGGCATCATCTAATAGAAATATATTAGTTAAACAAAACGGAATATGGGTTCCTTATGTGCAGACTTACGGCAACGTAAATGGAACAACCAGCAAAGTAAAAGCTGTTTACGCTAAACAAGAAGGTGTCTGGAATCAATGTTGGCCTCCTACTGGCAATCAAGGGTTTGGAACACCAGGGCATTATACTTGGACAGCACCATCTTACATAACTGAAGTAACCGTGATATTAATTGGCGGTGGCGGTGGTGGTGGGGCTGGAATAAGTGGACCCAATGGTGGAGGTGGTGGAGGTGGTGGTGGAGCCATTTTAAAAACAACATTACCATTAACTGGCGGAGCTACATATAATATTATAGTAGGTGCCGGGGGCACAGGCGCTGCGCCAAACAGCGGATTAGCTGGTACAACCGGCGGAATCAGCAGTTTTTCGGGATCTGAAGCAACATTAGTCGCTGGTGGTGGCGGAGGCGGTGGCGGGGTACACCAACAAGCACCAAGTCCTGGCCAAAATGCCAGTGGTGGAGGCGGAGCTTCCAGTCAAGATACTGGCACACAACAAGGAGCAACTGGAGTCACAAATGGTGGATCTGGATGGACAAATAATCGTTGGGATGCCGGCGGCGGTGGAGGCGGCAGTAATTTTGATGGTTTAAGTGGTCACGATGGCGGAACTGCTAATAATATTCCGGGAGCCGGAGGAGCAGGGTCAAACTTAACATTTAACGATGCTAACGGGGTGTCTAATACATTACCATTTGCTGGCGGTGGCGCTGGAGGATACTGGGATTTCAATAATAATACCAGTGTGCAATCTCTTGCTAATGTTGCTGGCGGAATAGGCGGAGGCGGAGGCCCCGGAAAAGATGGATCTGCTTATGGTGCAGGTGGCGGTGGAAATGCACAAGCAGGTCGCTGCGGGGACGGATATTCTGGAGTAGTGTATTTGTTCTGGTAAAATATCAATAATTTTAGATAAGTATAGTAAAGAGAAACAAATATGTCATATAACATTTTAAAAACCGACGGTACACTATTAACTACAATTCAAGACGGATTTCTCGACAGTACAACATCATTGTCGCTACCAGGTCCTGATTATGTGGGGTATGGTCAATATTTAAATGAAAATTTAGTATACTTACTTGAAAATTTTGCAGGAAATAACCATCCATCTGGACAAAGTATTGAAGGTCAACTGTGGTGGGACAAATATAATAAAATTTTAAATGTTTATAATGGTGTTAACTATACACCTGTAGCAGGAACTGTTGTATCATCGCTTACTCCTGCTGTACCAACAGACGGAATGATTTGGTACAATACAAACACAGGACAACTATCTTTATACCACGTTACTAGTCAAAATCCAGCTGGATGGAATGTGATTGGACCTCAAGTACAAGCGGCATTCCCTGTAACAATCGGTGATGCAAGCATAAGCGCAGTAAATCATAATATCATTGAGTTACAAGCACAAGGGCAAACAATTGCTATTTTAAGTAGTGATGCACAATTTAGTCCAAGCCCTCCAATATACGGATTTCCTGTAATCTCTCCGGGTATTACATTTGCTAACTCAATTCAAAATGCTGCTTTCCGTGGAACAATCACTGGTAATGTAGCAAGTTTACAAGGTACTAATCCTGTAGTAGTTGATACTTCTAAATCTGTTGCGGTATTTACGGGCAATCTAGTAGGAAATGTAGCCGGTGGTAATATAACTGGTGGAATAATCAGCGGAACACACACAGGTACATTCACAGGAACAACTGTTGCTGGTACTGTAGTAACTGCATCAACATCGGTGCAAACACCAACAGTTACAGCAGGAACAATTAATGCCGCTACTATTGGTAATTCAGGTGCTGTACTTTACGGTACATTGAATTCATCTAGTGCTGCTCAAACAAATATTACTAGTTTAGGTACGCTAACTGGTTTAACTGTTGGTACGTCTGGTTCGCCTGCAACTACAAATTTTTATGGGTCAGCATACCTAAACGGCGTTGCTATTGCAACACAAGGCGGAAGTGCAAGTTTTACATCAATTAATAACACACCAATTGGTAGCATCCAGCCAAGTACTGGCGGGTTTACATCAATTATTGCCAGCGGTGATATTTCTAGTGCAACAATTGGTGGAGTAACACAACCAAGCGCAACTTTAACTAACTTAACAGTTAACGGAACACTTACGGCCACTGCCGGATCAGCAAGTTTTGGTTCATTATCTGCAACAACAGTTAACGGTGGCACAATTGGTAAAACTGATGGTACCAGTGCAATCATTGGACAAATAAGCTCAACTAGTGCAGTACAAAATAATATTACACAATTACCTACCTTAACCAAAGTTGGGACTTTAACTGCTGGATCATTAGGCACAGGATTCGGGGTAGTTCAGCCGGCGCAAGGCGGAACTGGTATAGCAAATACATACACACTAACAGTCACTGGCGCAAACAGAACACTTAACCAAGATGTATCAAGTGGTGCTGCACCTGCATTTGTTGGTACTAATTTCAGTAGTATACCAGCATCTGCTATCACAGGGTTAGGTTCGTCAAGCGGCACAATTACTGGTATACAGGTTAACAATCTAGTAAGTGGATTAAATGTTTATGTTAATGCAGGGATAAGTGGCACAGGAACTAGCGTTAGCTCGGGCGTAGCGACAATTTCATTGAGCGGTACAATAACACCAGCAACTGCAACTAGTTCTGCACTTGGTATAGTTAAACCAGACAATAGTACAATTACTATTAGTAACGGTGTTTTAAGTGCGGTCCAAGCGTCAGGCATGACTAATGCAACGAGTACTGTTTTTATTGGATCTATCAACAATGGCACACAAAGTACAAATACAATGTACAATGTGTCAGTTACTAATCAACTGTCTATGCCAAACAGTCAAAGCTGGAACTCTAGTGTATTAACTTGTCAAGCAATACACTCATACGGAGATATTACTGCATTTTACAGTTCATCTGATGTAAGATTAAAAGAAAATCTTACACCTATAACAGGTGCATTAGACAAAGCGTTACAACTTGCTGGTTACCACTACAATTATATTGGTAAGACTGATAAATTAGTTGGCTTGTTAGCCGGCGATGTACTAAAAGTATTGCCTGAAGCCACATACGAATTTACACCTCCTGGCATTGAAGAAGACAAAGAAAATCCATATATGGCGGTACGTTATGATTTAATGGTACCATTGTTGTTAGAAGCAATTAAGGAATTAAATGCCAAGGTAGAAGAACTGCAAGCAAAAGTAAAATAAATACACAAACGGAATAACAAATGGCATATACAATTACTCTAACAAACGGTTCAACACTAATCCCCGGTGGATTGTCAGATGGTTCAATCGATCAAGCGCACACAAGTCTAACATTAATTGGTAGAGATTATGCCGGCTACGGACAATTTTTAAATGAAAATTTTGTTCAATTAACAGAAAATTTTGCAAACACTTCTAGTCCCGCTAATCCACTTAAAGGTCAATTGTGGTGGGATACCAAAGATAATATTTTAAAAGTTTATACTGGTAATACACAAAACGGAAACTCAGGTTGGAAAGTATCAACTGGCGCAACTGCTTCTCCTAGTGCACCTACAGATTTAAGCGCATTAGGTGGTGACCTATGGTTTGATAGTATAAACAGTCAGTTAAAAGTTTACAATGGTTTAGGTACCGGCGGAACTAACAATGATGGTTGGATTGTTGTTGGTCCGTACACTACTGCTGCAACTGGTAATACAGGTATTTTTCCTGCATTGATGACAGATACCAGTGGTGGTAATCACGTTGTATTACAAATCACAATAGGACAGGGTGGAATTAACTCTAGTTCTGTGTATGCAATTATTTCCACTGACTTATTTAGAAGTCAATTAAATGGTTTTAACCTAGTTAAGCCTGGTATTAATTTTAGTACAGTGGCTACATCACCATGGGGTATTAGCATACAGGATACAAATGCTACAGCCAATACTATTGTCCAGCGCGATCCATCTGGTGGAATTACAGTTAACAACATAACAGCACAAGCAGTTACAGCATCGTCATATAGTTTAAACGGTGGTTCTTTTACTGGTAACTTGATAGGTAATGTATCTGCTCCGATTGTATCAGCAGGATCAATCACAGCTCCATCAATTACAGCAACAACCGGATTCAGCGGAACAATGTTAACTGCAAACCAGTATAACATTAGTAACATCGGTACTCTTGCACAATTAAATGTTAACGGAACAACTAATTTAATTGGTACAGCAACATTAAACGGAACAGCAATTGCTACTGTAGGTGGCTCAGCAAGTTTTACTGCAATTAACAGTACAATCATTGGTAATCTAACACCAGCAACTGGCGCATTTACAACCTTACAGGCTACTAGTATTGGTACTATTACTCCTGGTACTTATACATTCACAACTGGTAATGTAGCCGCAGTACAAGCAAAAGCTATTGGCAACATTACTCCTGGTACTGGTGCATTTACAACATTAACAGCCTCGGCAGTTAATGCACCGATTATTGGTAATGTTGGGGCCGTTATTACTGGAAATATCGGAACATCATATCAACCTGCTATCACTGGTGTCGGTATTATTAATTCAGGAACTTGGCAAGGTGCAACAATTCTTCCACAGTGGGGCGGAACTGGCGTAAACAACGGTTCTAATACACTAACATTGTCAGGTAGTTATACATTAAACCAACGTACTGACAGTGGTGCCGCTCCTACATTTTTTGGTACAAATTTTAGCGGTATTCCTAATGGTGCATTGACAAACAGCAATGTTATAATAAATAATACTACAGTTAGTTTGGGCGGAAATGTAACAATTAATCCAACATCTAGCCAAATTACTACCGCTTTGGGATACACACCATATAGTAACTCAAATCCCAACAATTATATAAATTCAGTCCCGTCATCAGCAGTTGGTTCTACTCAAACCAATGGTAATTTTACCATCTTCAATGGTGGAACAGTTTCTACTCCTTCTTTAGCTTCGTTTACCGTTGGATCGTCGGGAATTTTTATGATTTCAATATGGGGACAACATAATATATCAGTACTGCCTAACAATAATACAAACAATGGCCCAGCTGCACCGTTTAGTGTTCAATCTAATTTCCAATTAACTCTTAGCAATTCATCTAGTTCAGTTTATTGGCAAGACACAATGACGTTCACAGGATCAACTAATTATAAACCATATACCACCGGTGCATTTGGAACCGCTGCTGTATTTCAGAAAGTTGATCCTTGGTCAGCAACAATACTACTAAGTTTACCTGCTGATACATACACATTAACAGCTACCAGCGCTGGTGCTTATGCAAACTATCAAAGTAATAACTATACTTACTATAGCTTTAACCTTGAAGCATTTGGTAGTTCAAACTTTAATTACATTAAATTAGGTGCATAATTTGATTAAGATGCTTATTTTGGGATAAGTAAGTTTAACACAGATGTATATTGGTAAATATAATATACATATCTAATTCGCAAGGATAACAATAACATGGCATATTCACAAGGTGGCTTAATAGCAGCCGCAGATTACAACGGATTCGTAGGATCTAATAATACTACCTCAGGAACATTAAACTATGTTTGGTCAACCGGCAATGGACAATATGGATACGGCCAGTCTGGGCTAGCAACAGTAAGTGGTGCGGGCACAGTAACAGCAACACAATGGGCGTCATTGATCAATACAATGAATACTGTTAGTCAACACCAAAGTGGATCGTCGTCTGGATTGAGCGCACCGACAGCAGGTGGATTAATTACATATTTAAGTACAGTTTCTAGTGGCATTAGCACATACAATACAAACCATTTAAGTTTTGCTTCACAAGGCTCTACTGCAACTGGTACTGTTTACAGTCCAAATCCTTCAGCAACTAATAATTCAACATACGGCGAATCCACTATTGCACAACGTGTTGCAACTTTTAGCTCACCTGACGCAGCACGTTACTTTTTTAATGCCGGCGGTCAACTTAATTTTATTATCACCAGTGTTGCTAATAATGATGGAACTAGTCGTAGTCAAGACGGTGTTAATGTGATCGGATCTTATTTTGGTGGTGTAAATGCAATCCGCGCAACCACAAACGGTGGCATATCAGGATCAGGCGGTACAGTAGCTGCTAATAACACTAGCATTGGCTACTATGGATTAACAACCAGTCCAGTCACGTACCATCAAGTTAATACAACTAATAGTACGTATTCAGGAGATTATGTTAAATTTTACATGAGTTCCAATGGCCCACAGGGATCCAATGGTGATAACGGAACTGTTATTAATATGTACATAAACTATTATACAGCACACACTAGTACCACTTCTGGCTTATATGGTAGCTCGGGGGATACGTTTAATATCACAGTTAACCATCGCGTTGATGTAGTTTACCCAGAATCCAGTTACCTCAGTAACACCTGGGGCACAGTAACAATCTCTTAATCCATTTTAAGTTGACATTTGGGGTGTAGAGTAGTATAATTACTATCTACACCTTTTATTCTATTATGAGTGAACTTGAAAAACTTACAGCCGAAATTCGTCGGGCAACTGACTACCGAGTTAACAAAACTATTTTGCGAGAGAAGATCCAAACTGATCTTCACTTTCCCTATAACGGTGGATTGTTTAAAGCCACACAGGAATTAATTGCCTTTGTATATGCGTGGAGTGGCACCGAAGAGATTTGGCCCCAGGATCAAGGTGACCCCATCTTCTTAGAAGATACATATGGCAATCCGATTCGCATAGATAATAGAAAAGAATTTTACCAACGAGCCTGCGAACAATATCAACAAGCAATGAATCAATGGCATCAACAACATGCAGAACTTAAAAAAATTAGAAAAGTCTAGGGGTGTGGTTGTATTTGCTTTTAATTCTTCAACTGTTGATTATGTTCGTATAGCAGATCAAACCAGTAGATTAACTGCACATACACTGGGGCTACCTATAACACTTATCACCGATAGTGATGCCACTCCTAAATTTGCATACGATCATATTATAAGGGTAGATACTCCTGCTGAGACTTTGAGATTAGACCAAAATTCAAAACAAATAACCTGGCGTAATTTTGGTAGGTACTTAGCATATGAACTTAGTCCATATACCGAAACTATTCTACTAGACACAGACTATCTTGTATTTGATAGATCTTTATTGAATTTATTTAATACTGATTTTGATTATAAATTGATGCATAACAATCGGTCCATTGATGGTATGTATACTTTCCCACTTATGGGAGAGACTAGTTTGCCCTTTGTTTGGGCAACCGTTGTGTTGTGTAGAAAAACCGAACGTAGTAAATTGTTTTTTAATTTAATTGGGCGAATACAGCGTAACTATGAATACTACAGGGCTTTGTATAATGTTCGTGAGCGTAATTATAGAAATGATTATGCTTTTGCTATTGCTAATACAATCATAAACGGCTATAATCCAAGTAGAGATCAAGGCATCCCGTGGACGATGCACACAGTAGATAAATCAATTGAACGAATAATGTTAACTGACAATTTTCTTAGAATATACAATGCAGATGAAGCATTAGTTGTCCCCTACAGTAATCTACATGTTATGGATAAAACATATCTGCAGAGCAGAGATTTTGAACAAGTGGTGGAGGCCATCTGTGAGCCAACATAAAGAACAACAGGGTTTTGTGACCTTTGCCGTTAATACCGCCGAAGTCAACTACGGAGAACTTGCATATCTACAATGCTTGAATGTCAAAGCTACGCAACAAAACAATCGCTATGCAGTTATTGTTGATGTTAATACGTACGAATCGTTTACAGAACAACAACTAAACACATTTGATTATGTAATACAGATTGGTGTTGATAGAGACAATCCATTTAGTGCAGAGCCAACAGTTTGGCATCATACTCCATTTAAAGAAACAATCAAATTGGAAAGTGACCTATTGTTTACTCGTAGTGTCGATCATTGGTGGACCGCGTTTAGATTAAAAAATGTTTGTTTGAGTACACATGCCAGGACCTCTACTGGTGCCATGCTTGATAGGTTTATCAAGTACAGAGAATTATTCGAAGCCAATCAATTGCCTGACGTATACAACGGATTAATGTATTTTAGATACACACAAGAAGCACATGACTTTTTTCTAACTGCTAGAAACATATTTGAAAATTGGGATATTGTTAAAAAAGAATTAATACAATGTGATGTTGCACCTAGTACAGACGTAGTCTACGCCATAGCTGCATTGATATTAGGCGAAGATCTGGTAACTATGCCAAGTATGGACTTTTTAAACTTTGTGCATATGAAATCAAGATTCAATGGCTGGAGCGATACATTAAGTTGGTTAGATACGGTAGTCAATGAAAGAGACGGTGATATTGTACGCATCAACAACTTGAACCAATATTATCCGGTACACTACTACGATAAAAGTTATTGTACACAAGAACTAATAGAATATTATGAACGACGAGTTTTGGACTGAACTAGAAAAATTAATACAACCTGTACAACCTTTGACAATTGAGTATAGGTTGTATTATGATGAAAATGGCAACATAACTTCTTGTTCCATGAATGAACACAAAACTGTAGATAGTTATGTAGTAGTAACAAAAGAAATATATGAAAATTATTTCAAATATCAAATTGTAAACGGTGTACCTAAATTAATTAATCGAGATAGCTCTCGAGGACGACAACTAACACCCAGCAACAATGGCTACCCAGTGGTAAAAGGACATGCTGGATTAATAATCGAAGACACAGAAACGTATCCAGAAATAGAATATTATGCAAGAAACAATTGACGTAGCAGATTTAGACTGCATATTTTTAACTTATGATGAACCTAAAAAAGAAGAATTTTGGATTAAAGTTTCCAACATGGTACCTTGGGCTAAACGTGTCGATGGAGTTAAGGGATCTGATGCTGCACACAAAGCAGCCGCAGATGCCAGTGACACTGATCGCTTTGTGCTTATTGATGGTGACAATCTGCCTGATGCTGATTTCTTTAACCTGCAGTTACATTTGGATTCTACCAATGTCAATAGCGTTTTTCGTTGGCGGGCTCGCAATAGCATCAATGGCTTGATGTACGGCAATGGTGGTATGAGTTGCTGGACAAAGGAATTTGTCTACAACATGCGAACACACGAAGCGTCAGATGGATCAGATGATACCGCAGTAGAATTTTGTTTTGATCCTAACTATTGGTCTATGCATGATTGTTACAGTACTACATATCCTGATGCAACTCCGTTTCAGGCCTGGAGAGCAGGATTTCGTGAAGGGGTTAAAATGTGTTTAGATCGCGGTACTAAACCTACATTAGAAGAATTTAACCGACGTATAGTAAATCGCAACTACGATAATTTATGTATTTGGCAGAGTGTCGGTGCCGACAATCCCAATGGGTTCTGGGCTATGTATGGAGCACGGCTTGGCACTCATTTAACAATGTTGACCAATTGGGATTATCGCCAGGTACAAGACTTTGACGTATTAAATGGAATGTGGAATACTTATAAGAATGCTGGGGAAGAAAATTGTATAGCACTAGGGGAGATTTTAAGAAAAAGATTAGATTTAAACATAGTAGATATGAATGCAGAAGAAAGTCGTTTCTTCAAGCATCATTATAAAAGTCAGTTTGCAAACAAAGGACCATTAGTACGTGAGTAAATCAGATTTCATGGCATCAGCTGAGTGGATGCAGGCTAATTTAGGGCCTGCCCTCTGTTTGGCTAAATGGAAACAAGTTAGTCTACACTTACCTACTGGACTTAACAATAGCTGTTATCATCCGCCGTTGCATGAAATAGATGCAACTGCAATACAAACTAACCCTGGTGCATTGCACAATACCGCACACAAAAAGCAACAACGTGTAATGATGCTTCAACAGGAAAAGCCCGCAGAGTGCAGTTATTGTTGGAACATAGAAAAACACGATCAACTCAGTGACCGACATTATCGTTCGGGCGAGCCATGGGCTGCCGAAGAATATGATACTATTATAAATAGTACAGGAGACGAAGATGATGTGGTTCCTAGTTACGTTGAAGTTAATTTTAACAATGCTTGTAATTTGTCATGTAGCTATTGCAGTCCACAATTTAGCTCAACCTGGCAGTCTGAAATCGATCGCTTTGGTGGATATCCTACTAGTACTACTCACAATAGTCGCGAGCATTTTACAGGACGCAATCGTCCTATCCCTGTAAAAGATCACAATCCATATGTAGAAGCATTTTGGGAATGGTGGCCCACCTTGTATCCCAAATTAAAACATTTTCGCATGACCGGTGGTGAACCACTAATGGATCGGAATACCTACAAGGTATTTGATTATGTGTTGGCCATGCCCAATCCTGAATTGCATTTGAATGTAACCAGTAACTTTAGTGTAGAGCAAAATCTACTAGACAAGTATTTGAATTATGTCAAACAGTTGTGTTCTACACAAATAGAGCATTTTATGCAGTTTGTTAGTGTAGACTCAGGGATTCCCAGTCACGCTGAATATATTAGACACGGCTTAAACTTTAATCGTATGTATGGTAATGCTCAGAGATTCTTAGATGAAATACCACATCGTAATAGTCTAACGTTTATTATCACGATGAACAATTTATCAGTACTGGGATTGCAACGCCAATTGGAATGGATACTGACCATGCGCAAAAGATTCAGTACAACCTACCAACGTGTTTGGTTTGATACTCCGTTATTGCGCAAACCTGAATGGCAAAGTCTACAGATACTTCCGCCTGTGTATGTTGGTGTATTGGAACGTGTGGCAGACTGGATGGAGTTGAACTTGGAAAAGCCAGAAGATCCATTCCATGGATTCAAAGACTATGAAGTACAACGCCTACGTCGAGATATAGCGTGGATGAGAGAAGGTGCCTCATTGGATTCTGCGTACATTAACCTACAACGTGGTAATTTCTTTAGGTTCTTCAACGAACATGACCGTAGACGCAAAACCAACTTCTTATCAACATTTCCAGAAATGCGAGAGTTTTGGAAAGAGTGTGAGTATCATGCAAAAAATTCCTGATACTTTTTGTTCAGGCAAATGGGAAGAACTTTGCTTTAACTTAAACTACAATTATGTCTACGGCTGTTGTAGTGCTAAACCTGTGAAGTTTGTTAAAGACTATAACGAAGTATTGGATCAGCAGAAAACAAATTTATTAAATGGTGTTAAAGATTCTAGTTGCAATTATTGTTGGAGTGTAGAAGCCGGAGGCAAGCCTAGTAGACGTAATGAATACACTAATGCCTTTGATGGTGACTTAACCCCTTATATAAACAATACTGCACCGGTTAAGTTACTAGAACTCAATCTTGGTAATGAATGTAATTTTCAATGTGTGTACTGCAATCCCAAGTACAGTAGTTTATGGGAAGCAGACGTAAGAAAGCAACCATATAAAGTTTTCACAGATAGATTCAATTACGGTCTACTAGACAAAACCGACGAATCGGTTAGTGATGCTAATATAGCCGTACTCGAGCAAATTGGGTTTGTAGAAGAAGTACGAATTATAGGTGGCGAGCCACTGATGAACAAGAACCTGTGGCCATTATTAGAAAATGTCAACACCGGAACTTTGCATATTACAACCAATTTGTCCTGTAAAACCGAAACATTAGACCGATTATTTGCTACCAAATTTGAACGTATTAGATTACAAATAAGTTTGGATGCGCCTAAAGCAATATCTGAATTTGCACGATTCGGAACAGACTTTGATCAAATGATGCAGACATTAAACTATGCATTGACATCTGCACCTGAACATGTTACAATAACTATTGCAAGTACTTTTTCTAGTTTAACCATTAGGGGTATAGAAGAATTTGCAGAAATGGTACGCAAATGGCAAAAAGTAAGACCTGCATTAATATGGACATTGAACTATTGCAGGACTCCAAACATACAAAGTTTTTATACATTGCCTGGCCAGTATCGTGCAGATATAGCAAAAGTACTAGAGCAAGTTAAGACAATGCCCAATATAGAACGTGTAGAAATTGTAGAGTCAGCGTTAGAGAACTATAAATTTAGTCCTACTATGCACAAAGAATTAAAACATTTTTTTCAGCAATTTGCTGAACGTAAGAATATAACAATACCAATATGCCTAGACTAGCAAACGAAACTGACTTAGAATACAAACGTAGAGTAATAGACATCAAGTCTGAATCATTCTGCGGAGCCAAATGGTACAATGCTACCATATGGTTAGGTAGCGGTCAAACTACTAGTTGCCACCATCCCCTGCCTCATGCAATCGATGTTGAAGAAATCAAAACAAATCCTAAAGCTATTCACAACACGCAGCGGAAAAAGATGGAGCGTGAGCAGATGCAGAAGGGCGAACGTCCCAGTGGATGTGAGTACTGTTGGAAAATTGAAGATATGTATAAAGATCCAAAATATGCTGGTGCAGATGTGCCAGTGCCTATTAGTGATCGTGTATACAAAACTGTAATTTATAGTGATGAAGACTTAGCCTATGCACATCGAACACCTGCATCTAAAGACGTAGACTTGCAGACTTTGGAAATTGCATTTGACCGTACTTGTCAATTTGCTTGTAGTTATTGTAATCCTGCATTTAGCAGTACATGGGTTAAAGATATCAAACAAAACGGGCCCTATGTTAATCTTGTCAGCGATGGGCGTAATCACTTTACGCATCCTCATGATAGCAGTCAACTTTATAAGTACGGACAAGCAAATCCTTATGTGGAAGCATTTCATAAATGGTGGGAATCAGACTTACATAGAACATTAAAAGAACTACGCATCACCGGCGGAGAGCCTCTAATGAGTGCCGACACTTGGAAGTTAATTGATTGGTTTAAAACTAACCAAGGCAAAAGTTCTACACGTCTTGCTATTAATAGTAACTTGGGCACTGATGTAGACGTAGATCGGTTACTGTTGGCTATTGACGGTGTTGAAGTAGACTTGTACACTAGCAATGAAAGTTTTGGATTACAAGCTGAATACATCCGTGATGGTCTTGTTTGGCAAGACTGGATTAACAATGTTGAGAAGTTATTGGAAAGTAAAAAGTTTCGTGGACTGCATGTGATGTGTACTATTAATGCATTATGCTTGGATTCGCTACCAAACTTTTTAGAAATGATAATGACATGGAAACGCAAATTTGGTAAAGACTCAATTAACTTCTCACTAAATATATTACGCTTTCCAAGTTTTCAATCACTGACTGTACTATCAGAAAATATACGATTATCATACTATAATAAACTGCATGATTTTTATGACAGTTATCGGCATACTTCTGAAATGCACGAGTTTGAATGGAATCAATTAACAAGATTGCTTAGTTATATACATGAAATAGAACAAGCACACACTGAAGCAATGTCGCAGAGTATTCTGCAACGTGATTTTAAAAACTTTTATATGCAATACGACGAACGCCGAGGCAAAGACTTCTGTGCTACGTTCCCAGCATTAGCAGATTGGTATAATAAAATATAATGGCCGATAACATAAACGATTACTACAAAGACTACAACTACGGTGCACGTAAACCTATCTATATCGAAGAGGATAAGTTGCGCCCAGATCAGCTTGATCGATTAATTAAAAGCAATGAGTTTTGTATTATTCCTTGGATACACATGCATGCTTTCCCTGATGGTCGTGCATATCCCTGCTGTTTAAGTGAGCCGCAACATCCAATTGGTAATCTTAAAACACAAATAATGCGTGATGTTTGGAATGATGAGCCATTGCGACAGATGCGAGTAAACATGCTAAACAATCAACCTTGCAAAGAGTGTACTAAATGTTATGAGCAAGAACAATCAAAGTTGTTTAGTATGCGTGAAAGTGCAAATAAAAACTTTGGGCATCATATTGGCTTAGTAGATAATACTCAAGAGGATGGAACATACGATGACTTTAAAATCCGTTATTATGATATACGGTTCAGCAACTTATGTAATTTTGCTTGCCGCACTTGCGGAAGCATCTTTAGCTCAAACTGGTATGCTGACGAAAAGAAAGCTGGGTGGGATCCACAACATCCACAGGTAATGTATGCCGGTAAAGACAAAGGAGATATGTGGGAACAGATGCAAGAACATATCCCGCACCTGGAGCAAATATATTGGGCTGGTGGCGAGCCATTGATCATGGAAGAACATTGGAAAGTTCTTGATGAACTAGTCAAGCGTGAAATGTTCCATGTTAGATTAATTTATAATACAAACTTCAGTGAAATGAAATTCAAAGGACGTGATGTATTTGAAATGTGGAAACTGTTTGATTGTGTTAGCATTGGTGCTAGCCTTGATGGCAGTTATGCCCGTGGCGAATACATACGTAAAGGACAGGATTGGCAACAAACAGTTGAGAATCGTCAACGTATGATAGAGATTTGTCCTAATGTAGACTTTTATGTTAGCAGTACTGTAAGCATGATGAATGTGTTACATATCACTGACTTTCATCGTGAATGGGTTGAGTTAGGACTTGTACGCCCAATGGATTGGAATATTAATATTCTACAACATCCGTTTAGGTATCGTGTAGATGTATTGCCCAGCAACTTAAAACAACAAGCAAAAGCCAAGCTAGAAGAACACATCGCATGGTTACGCCCTCAAGACTCGCTAACACGAGCAACCAGTGGCTACGAAGGCGTTATTAACTTTATGATGGCAAATGACAATACACATCAATTGGGCGATTTCTTTAAGAATAACAATCTGATTGATGGTGTACGTAACGAAGACTTCTTTAGCGTATTTCCTGAACTAGTGGAGTTAAAACAATATGCCACTGCCTAGTACCATATGTATGTTACCATGGGTAAGTATTGAAACTAGTCCATTGGGTACTACTAGGCCCTGTTGCTTGGCCAATGATGAAATTGTTGATGAGTCAGGACATAAGTATGATCTAAGCAAAACAGATTTATCGACAGTATATCACAGCAAGTATATGCAGGATCTGCGTAGACAATTTCGTGCTGGCGAAAAACCTGCTACTTGCAATCGTTGTTGGGAAGAAGAATCGGCTGGACGTACTAGCAAACGAATGAATAGCCAAATACGATTAAAAGAATTATACAAGAATGTAGATTGGTATAATGATAACCCGGATCAACTTTGGTTTGTTGATTTAAAACTAGGTAATATTTGCAACTTGAAATGTCGTATATGCGGGTCTTGGTCTAGTAGTAAATGGGCCGAAGAAGAAATGAACTACATGCCCAACGACTTTGATAAGAAAAAACATCTTGCATATACTTGGTTAAAGCAAGGCGCATGGCCACGCAAGACTGAAACGTTTTGGGATAACATGCGAGCATTATTGCCTAACATACGTTACCTTGAGTTTACTGGCGGTGAGCCGTGGTTAATACAAGAACATTGGGATTTGTTACAGTACGCAGTTCAAACTGGTGATTCAAAACACATTGATATTCATTACAATACCAATGCCACACAAAATCCAGAAGATCTAGATGCTGATGTATGGAAAGATTTTGGCCGAGTTGACATTGCTTTTAGCATAGACAATGTGGGTGCAAGATTTGAATATGAACGATATGGTGCTGATTGGGAGTTGGCCAATAAGATTATAGATTATGTTCATTACTCGCAACATGAAAACCCCAACATCACCACACAGTTGTGTTTTACCATCAACATACAAAATGTCTACTACTTGGATGAATTATTGGCCTGGGCTGATACTAAAGGGTTTGGTAGTGTATACTTCAACATGTTACAGAGTCCAGAACGTATGAGTATACAACACATGACTCCAACTGCACAGGAGTTGGTCCTGAATAAATTAAAAACTACATTTTGGACTACAAATCAGTACCAACAAGAAATTGACAACGTAATTCGTTTTATTGAAAATGGTACAGGCAGTGACGGTGTAGAGTTTTTAAGTAGAATGAAACAAACTGATGCGTATCGTCAACAAAACTTTGCTGATACACATCCAGAAATAGCACGGGCAATGGGATATGAGTAAACCTGTTTTTAATACAACTTGGATACAACCTAAAAAGCCAGATAACTTTGATATAAAGGATCATGAGTTACTATTTAAACAAAGAAATTATTCATTGCCACTGGTTAAAACACATATAACCAATACATGCCGAGCACCGTTTAATAATTTAGCTGTTGATAATAAAGGCCGTGTATTCAATTGCAAATGTTCCGGGCATGTTCCCTTTGTTGCTGGGTTAGCGACAGATTTTAATACATTCGAAGAAGTTTTTAATTCGCCAATGGCATTAAAAAATCAAGAATCTGTTACTAAAAAAGAATTTGAATATTGTGCAACTGATGTATGTGGGATTGAAGCAGGTGATATTATTGCCAAGCCCGGCTATATATATCTAGCACTTGAAATTGATCACAGTTGTAATTTTTCTTGCCCTAGTTGTAGGGAACGTATGATTTTTATAAATGATTCCGAATTACTTGATAAAATAGCAGTTTACACAGATAGAATTTCCCAATGGATTAAAACAACTGATAAACTTGTGATTATTGAATTCTCTGGTGGTGAACCATTTGCAAGTTTAGTTTATTCAAAATTAATATCAGAATGGTTAACATATAAAAATGTAAACATGAATATAAGGACCAATGGATCGTTAATAAAACAAAATTTATCTAAATTAGTTGATTTAGATAATATGATAGAAAATATAACATTGTCTATTAGTATAGATGCAGCATCCAAAGAAGTATATGAACAAGTACGCCGTGGCGGAAAATGGGATTCTTTATTACAAAATTTAGAATACGTAAAACAGTTAACTATAAAATATCCATCATTAAAAGTTGCGGCATCATTTGTAGTACAAAAAGATAACATCAATGACATGATACCATTTGTAAAATTTTGTAAGGATTTTAATATAACCCCGAACTTTACACCATTGGAAGATTGGGGTACATGGCATAATTATCATGATCATTGTATACACTTACCATCCTCGCCTTATTATCGGCAATTTTTAGATATAATTAACGAATTGAAACAAGTTTGTTCACAATCTAATATGTTAAGGTTGTCGGCATTTATATGATAACAATTTGTTTTAATAATTTAATAAAATTAAATATTGACATAGAATCATCTATGCTTGGAAGAAATTATGTAAATTTAATTCGTAAAAATTACAATAAATCATTGCCGGTGTATCGAGACAAAATAAAGTATGATAGCATATACTTGTTAAAATTAGCTCAACAAGCTAAAGATGCGTTTGGTTGGGATTGGGCATTACCTGAATATGATTTATCAGTAATACCTGCGTTACACAGAGATCTTGAAAAGTTGTTAAGTAAAACAGGATTTAGTAATGTTCCTGCAAAATATGATAATTTACTACACGAATTGCATTATTGTTTACACATTGTACAACACCCAGACAAAGTTCACACACGCATAGGAAATTTACAAATAGAATGGTTTAATGATTCAGGTTTTCCTCTTCCATATGATTTTGAATTTAAAACAGAATTAAAGTTTGGAGATTGTTTATTACAAAATCCATATGTTGGTCACGGTCCTGTACAAATTGATAATGAAAATGATTGGGACAGCATCGACCAAACGTGCAGATTTCATGATTTTGTTAAACCTGGTATAGTTATATACACTGGACCAAATTACACAATAGATAAGCAAAGCATATTAAATAAATTTAATCAACATAATCCTAAGTTTGTAAATAAACACACTGAGCAAACTATTTTGCATTACACAGGAGTTCCAGTTATTGGTCAAGTAAGAAACATTAATGATCTTATTAATATTGTTGAATATCCTGTTGCGATTGAATTAACCGACATAACATTTGATGAATAAACCTGACACACTATGTATGGCTCCTTGGGTACATACGTATCTGAGCCCACAAACTGAACGCAGAATGTGCTGTGCGTCTCGAGAGCCTGCACAAAATTTTCAACAGTATATCGACACCAGCGCCGGTTCTGGCAAGTATATACCTATCACTCTGGACGAACATTGGAACGGTGATCACATGCGCTCCGTTAGAAAACGCATGATGGCCGGTGAAACCCTGCCCGAGTGCGAAGTATGCAATGATAAACTGTTAAATACCAGCGTTTACCGTAGTTATTTTAATCAGTTGTTTGGACATAAGTATGATAGTATAGCAGAAACTACAGATGAAACAGGCTACACAACAATGCGACCTGTAAGTTGGGACTATCGGTTCAGCAATCTCTGTAACTTCAAGTGTCGTATGTGTGGAGACATGTTGAGTAGTGCCTGGGAGACAGAAGAGCGTCAACATAAAATGATTGATTACACAAATCCAAAGAACAATTGGATGCAGCCCGAAGTCAAGCAACAAATTGAACAGTTTCAAGACACCCAAGTAGAGCAGGAGTTTGCCGAAGCTGTGGAACAGCATCACATCGAGGAAGTTTACTGGGTAGGCGGCGAACCGTTGATGTACGAGCAACATTGGCACTACATGCAACGTATCATTGAACTGGGAGATGGACCGAATGTTTACGCTAGATATAATACTAATCTTTCCCGTATTACTTATCGTGGTATTAATTTGTATGCTGATATCCTTGGTAAGCTACGGGATTGGCAAATCTGCGCAAGCCTCGACGGAACAGGCAGAATTGGAGAATACATTAGAACAGGTCTCGTCTACAATGAATGGCTTGAGAACTTCACTGAAGGAATTGCGCATTCGACTCATCATAGACAGATGCGAATCGACTTCACCCTTACCTTGCCGGGAATGTTTGAAGTTGAACGGATTGGAAGATTGTCCTCAACCCTCGCCGTACAAGTTCTGGCGAAAGTGATTTTTAGTTTTAGTCCGGACATAGTTATGTCGCCGTTAGCACTACCTAGAGAATTATTACATTCCTGGGTAGATGAAATATTGGATGACCACCCAGGGGGTATTAACCATGTACCTGATAACAGTCCCTTACGAGACATACTTGTCCAGCTAAAAACTAGACCAACATTTGCAGAACAATGGCCTGACCAATATAAATCTGGATTAATTCGTGGTAAAAAACGTATATTAGAGCTTGAACGAATTCGTCGAGATGTGTATACTATGAGAGATATACTCGCGGAACGTCCGCAAGTTTTAGAATGGTGGGATTCTATTGAATAAAGTTCAAGTTGTATTACGAAATCCGTTAAACAAGTCTAGTCAAACGGATTATACCATCACGGTTGAAGATTCGGAATTAGGCAAATTGTGGCATACAGCACTTGTAGATCTACTTGCTGGTGCAAAACATTTAGAAAAGAACTTTTGCTTTTTAGGATTTCCTGATAGTGTAAGAGATTTAAATTTTATATGCAAAGAATTAAAATGGGCAACTGATCAGATAAATGGGTTTTTTGAACCAGAAGAGTATCGCATTAGTGAAAAATTTACTCCAGAAACTCTACGACCTGATGGATTAAATCCCAATCAAGACTTAATGAATGAATTACACAATCATTTTGAACATCTACAAGGTACAGTAGAAAATTTAAGTGAATGGTATAAACGTGCAGACCACGAAACTAAGTTTGCTATTAGACAATTAAATAATTTATGTCATGAGGCCGAAAGTCTCATGTTGAGCCAACGTAAAAAAGTACAGGATCCAGTTTGGATTAGACCTAGCCAAATTACTACATTCTTAAATGCAGAACGTTTTGAATTTCCACTAGAGTTGCGTAGAACATTTGATAAATCAAGATATGATAGAAAGTTTGGTCATGTATATCTACATTGGACACAAATAGGTAAAACCATTTATGAAGTGTTCTGCGACGAAAACGGAGCAGACATAGATCAAACAGTCTGCGATGCAATAACTCATTTAAAATACTATAGCGGCGAGTTTGATATTGAGTGGGGTCGAGATACAGTTTATTACGGCAAGACGCCATGGCATCGAGAAAGAATGGATAAGTTTGGTGATTGGTTATATAAAAATAATTTTGATCCCAACGATCCTGAATTTAATTATGGATACCACGAAATAGGGCAAGTAGAAAATTTAGGAACACCAGAAGAAACTTGGGTAATGTTAAGCGAACATTCGGATATATATAAAATTTCAGCAGGTGGTAAAACAGCAGTATTTGATTATTCGTGGGCGGATAATCATTATGATAAACAACAATTAGCAAGATTGAAACGCGGATATGATTATAGTAGCAGGGGGTGATAGTTTTATACACGGTAGCGAACTAAAAGATCAAAAACCGACTATTTTTAGTAAGTTCACTATTCCAGCATTGTTGGCAAAGAGTGTATCGGCTGATTATGTATGTGTGGCCGAACCGGGCAATGCTAATAACGCAATAGCACGTCAGGTAATGAATGCATGTGAGCAATATAAAGGACAGTCGCTGTTTGTATTTGTAATGTGGTCATTTACTCACAGATATGAATTTAGATTTAATTATGATACTGGACGCAGAACATCGCCTTGGTATAGTTTAAATTTGTGGGATATAGTAGACAACGTTGCAAGTTTAAAAAAACATTTTCATACATTTGATCCAGTGGTATTTGATGATCATGTAAACAATAAAAAAATTTTAAATAACAGCGGACTCACTGAGTTTGTGAAAACTTTTTACAAACATGTTGGCAATAGTGAGTTTTATGAAAATTATACAAGCTACAAAGAAATACTTTTCCTGCAACAATATTTAAAATTAAATAATATTCCGTATATGTTTACCTCAGCAGATTTAGATTTTCAAAGTAGTTTGAATTATCAACGACATAAAAATGATGTAAACATGTATACACTTTATAATCAAATTGATTGGGGCAATTGGTTTAGCTTTGCTCCTGGAGTCGGGAACAATCAAACAGAAATGCCTAGGGGATTTTATCAATGGGCAGTAGAAAGCAATTATCCATTGGGTACTACTCATCCGTTGGAGCAAGCACACGCAGATGCAGCAAATTTAATGCAAGGAAAATTTAATGAATTGGTTAAAAAATCTATACAATAGAATTCTATTGGAAATACGTTATCGTAAAAAGTTAAAAGAACTACGTAAAAGAGATCCCTTTATTTACAAATGATTAAAAACATACTAACAATCGGCGACAGTTTTACTTACGGTGAAGAACTTAAGGACCGCTATCAAGCATGGCCCTATAGACTTGGCGATATGCTTGGTGCCGGGGCAGTTAACCAAGGATTGCCTGCTGCCAGCAATGACAAAATACTACGTCTAACAATAGAATCGATTGTAACAGAACCTGATGTTGATCTAACAGTAATTGCATGGACCAATTTGGGACGCAGTGAACATGCTGACGAATTTGGGTACTACGATGTTTGGCCTGGATATCAAGGAAATTTATTTAAATTAGATAACAGTGAGTGGAGAAATGATTTAGTATCATATATAAGTCAGTATCATAATCCACAGGCTATGTATAAAAAATTTATACAACAAGTATTGATGTTACAGGCATTTTTAGAAAAGCGTGGACGTCGATATTTAATGCTAAACACATTACAAAACGAATACTATAAAAAAAGAATTTTTCCCGACGATCAACAATTTTTTAGTATGATTGATCAAGATAAATTTATGGGATTCAATAAAAGTGGAATGGCAGAGTGGGTAGGGGACAGTCCAAAAGGACCAGGCGGTCACTTCTTGGATCAAGGGCACAGAATCGTAGCAGAAAAAATATATGACCATATTAGGCATCTCGGCTGGATTTCATGATGCTGCTGTTAGCGTTATAAATACGCATGGCGACATATTGTTTGCTGGCCATGCTGAACGCTATAGTAAGATAAAAAATGATCCGCATATTAATGATCAGTTAATAGCAGATGCGTTATCTTATGGCAATCCAGAGCTAGTAGCATACTATGAACGCCCATGGGTTAAAAAAATTCAACAATTATATTCGGGACAATATTGTGAAGCAGTGGATTTTAAAAATTTTACTCTTGGTCAGTATATTCGTAAACATATATCTGTACCTGTTCATCAGCAGCGACTACTACAATGTCCTGGAAAATATATGTCCCACCATCTTAGTCATGCCGCAGGAGGATTCCAAACCAGTCCCTACAACAAAGCCACCGTTGTTGTTATAGATGCCATTGGCGAACTGGATACTATATCAATTTGGGCAGCAGAGTACGATTCCTGTGGAAAAGCAAAATACAAAAAACTATGGGGACAACGTTATCCGCACAGCATAGGCCTGTTTTATAGTGCAATGACTCAACGTGTTGGACTCAAGCCAAATGAAGAAGAGTACATCATGATGGGAATGAGCGCATACGGTCTACCCAATTTAGGAGATTTACTCAAAAGAAGATTGGTACAAGATGAGTGGAATATCAAATTTAAAGACAATTTGCATCTGGGATTAGATCCAGATTTTATGAAGGATGCCAAAAACGAGGATTTGGCAAGCCTAGCACAAGACTTATGCGAAAATCTAGTGTACAATGTAATTGCACGAGCAAGAAGTTTTAAGTGGAGCAATAATTTGGTCTATATGGGTGGTGTTGCACTCAATTGTTTGGCCAATCGAAACTTAGGAGATTATTTTGATAATATTTGGATTATGCCTAATCCTGGCGACGCTGGCTCTAGTCTTGGGGCCGCGGCATTGGTTTACAAAAAGCGTCTTAACTGGACTAGTACTTTTCTCGGTGCTGACATCTCCGGTGCTTACCCCGTTAACAATGTTCTTGATCATTTACTTAGTGATAAGATCGTTGGCGTGGCTAGTGGCCGGGCCGAGTTTGGACCAAGAGCACTTGGCAACAGAAGTTTACTCGCAGACCCGCGAGGAAAAGAAATAAAGGAACTTGTAAATGATATTAAGCGAAGACAAAAATTCAGACCATTTGCGCCCGTTATTCTGGAGGAGTTGGTTGATGATTACTTTATTGTCCCTAGTGGGTGGAGTGACAGCAGGTATATGCAGCTCGTCGGTGATTGTAGGTTTCCTAATTTATTTCCTGCTATCTGTCATCATGATAATACCAGTCGTATACAAACTGTACCAAAAGATGGAAGCGGAATTCGGGAACTTTTAGAAAAATGGTTTGTAGTAACAGGATGCCCTATGTTGCTCAACACTAGTCTAAACATACGTGGGGAACCCATGGTCAATGATCGCGGGGACGCTGATCGTTTCGAACAGTTATACAATATAAAGGTCTGTTCGTGATACTCGATGATTTTAATTTATATCAACTAGTAGGTAAAAGTTGGATTAATACAGATATAGATTCACTGGCACATTGTGTTGATCCAAAACATTTTAAATCATACCCTTATGCAGTAGAATACTTGTATAACTCAAGGGGGTTCCGGGACCGTGAATGGCCTGATGATCTAAGCAATTGCGTATGGTGTTTTGGGGATAGTTTTACTGTGGGGCTAGGCAGTCCAGTTACACATACATGGCCTAGCCTATTAGAAGATAAATTAAATCAACGATGCATTAATGTAAGTTTAAATGGTGCCAGTAACTTTTGGATTGCGAGAAAAGTAATACAAGTATTGGAAAAAATTAAACCCAAATTAATTGTTATACACTGGACTTTCACACATCGCATTGAAAGTCACGACAGTTCAAAGTCTGACGAAGATCGTAGACAATTTGCAGATCCATCTAGAACTACAGAAATGATGTTGTTTGATTTTTTTGATATATTACATACTTTAAAAACAGTACAAGGCAATACAAAAATAATACATTCCTTTATACCAGACTGGAGTACGGTTACCACAGAAGAAATAAGAGAATACAGATGGAATTTTTTCAAAGGTTCTGAGTGGCCCGCATGCCCTAAAACTCATGCTGAGTTAAACTTGTTAAATGCAAAAATTCTAAAAGAAGTAAAACAAATCAGTGAGCTTTATAATATATTAGTTGATTCATTTGAGTATTATAAAGTGCTAGAATCAGAGCTTAATAAAATTCTACACATACCCGAATTTATTAAATTAGACTTTGCTCGAGACGGGTATCACTATGATATTAAAACAGCAACAAAATTTGTAAATGAAATTTTAACACTACTATGAAACGTATATTAATAATGGGATTGCCTGGATCTGGAAAAACTACCTTAGCCAAAGCACTAGTAGAAAAAATAGATGCCACATGGTTTAATGCAGATGAAGTGCGTAAACAGTTTAATGATTGGGATTTTAGTCCTGAAGGTAGGCTAAGGCAAGCAGCACGCATGCGTGAATTAGCAGATAACAGTAATACACGATTTGTTATTGCTGACTTTGTTTGCCCATTGCCTGAAATGCGCGAAGTATTTTCAGCTGATTTCACTGTATGGATTGACACTATACCCGAAGGTAGATTTGCAGACACAAACAAAATGTTTGTATCACCTGACTATTATGATATTAAAGTACCAACACAAGATGCAGATCATTGGAGCGATATTATCGCAACGCATCTGTTAAATTTGTAGTCAATTCATTCCAGCACTCATCTAATAGATCTTGACTATTAAATCTATTGTAGTTGTGTTCTAATGTACCGCGCATTTCTAACAGCATTTCTTTTAATTCGTTAAACGGATAACTAGAAATAGTAGCTAACAATTTACCAATTGCTTCCATGCGTAGTATAGGGTCTTCAATTGTATCATAACTTTCGTCCCACCAGTATCCAAATGTTTTGAATCCATAACTGCGTAAGTATTCTAAACTGTGTGCTGGGCCCACTAAGATAAAGGGCATACGACTTACAATAGGTTTAAATATTTTTTCTGTTAAATGTCTTTTACGTTCCCAATAACAAGTTTCTGTAACTACGTATACAAAACTTTCTTGTGTTTGTTCAACAGCACTTAATACAAAACTATGATTTGGTATTGTTTTTTCTGTTTGATAATCGATGCGTAACGGCAATGAAGTTTTTGCAATGTTATCAATTGATTCTTGCATTAGTGAATCAGTGATTAATCCAGAATCTCGTGCTTCGGTTAAGTTGTATACATAGTCTTGATTGTTGTCAGGACAGACGTCGTTATAGCTGACATGACCGTATTTTATTAAATTTCGTTTGATTAATTCGTTTAAAAATATACTGCGGTATACACGTTTGCCGCTGGTAAGTCTGTTAAACGTAATATATTTTCTTTTTAGATTTCTATTTTCTGGCGCTATTAATCTACTATCATATCTGGAACCTCTAAACCAATCCTGTGCTGCAAACAAATGATGAAAGTAATAAACAACGGGACAATTATAAATACGTTGAATTTCATCTACTGCATCGCTGGACTTTTCGGTTGTGACAAATATAAATTTCTGTCCTTGTGCAAAGTTAGTACATACATTAGCAATCAGTGGAACATTAGTTTCTAACAAAACTGGTTCTTGATCCTGACATAAAAATAATGGACCACGTTCACCAGGCCAGTGGCTCATATCGTTCATTAAGAATTCTATGTTTTCTGGATTAATTGATCCATACGGCATTAGGTAAAGAACTCTTGGATCTGCTACAATAGTGTTTAAATACTGAAATATGTTTTCGTAATGACTATTAATATTATACATGTTTGATGTTTTCTACTTTGGTCCTAAACCAAATCTATTTGAGTTTGAGCGCCCTGCAAAAGACCTAGATGATGCTGCGGCACAATGCCGAACTGGCTATTACTGGTATATTTATGGGGGCAACGATTACTCAAACTTTGATTTTGATTGGAAGCCAGCTCCCTGGGAAAACACCTACGTCCATGTATTTCCTAGCCAATGGCAACGCAATGGCGAAGTATATTTTGCTAACAAATATACAGTAAAAAGCCGTGAATGGTGTTTTAGACAAGAACAAGCTGTTAGACGTTTAGCAGATCGTTCCATATGGCATATTCCTGACAATATAGATGACAGTGATTTTGACTATAGTTGGCATCCAGATCGCACTGAGCCACCTTATGAATATCACTTTGGTACACAATGGCAACAACAAGGTGGGCCGGTATATCCTGGAACTGCGGGTGTTAAGATAATGGGAGATCAAAAGATTAAGATGGGTGCTACTCAAATTTTCTTTATGGATTTTCTAAACGAACAAAGTGATGGGCAGTTTGAAAAGATTAAACGCCGTTATCCTACTATTAAACGAACACGTTATGTAGACAGCCATTTGAATGTTATGACTCGTATTATGAGCATGGCAACAACAGAGTTTGTATGGATAATCAGTAGTATTTGCCATTATGATCAATTTGATTTTACCTGGCATCCACGTCCCGACCAGCGTGAAATGATACATTGTTTCCCTAGTCGTAATCAACCACGTGGTGATACATTTTATATTCATGTGCCCAGTTTTAGACAGCAAATAGCTGAGCTAGAAGTATTAGATTTTTTTAATGTAATCAACTATTGCGATGAGCAACGTGTGGATAGGTATGCAACACCTGTACATGTGTATCAATCTGATAACTTGATTGAAGAAATCAAAAATTACGATTTCAAAACTCCTTATGTGATGTTTACAAATCAAAAGGATGTGCGATTTCAAGACAGTCCCTGTCTGTGGACTCGCAAAGACCGTGTTGTAGAACGTTGTAGCGTATCGGGTGCTACCTGCATAGTACCTCGTGACATTAAGGTAGATTTAGTCAGTCAAATCTACGATTATCCCTACCACGAGTGGTCGGTTTTGCAGATTAATGAGTACTATAATAACAAACATTATCCTGGGCTTGATATTATATTTGTTAGTAATGGAGAACCAAACGAACAGCAGAATTATGACCATGTAACATATACCAGTAATGACAGTGATATTAAATGGATTCAAAATATCAATGGTCGTTCTGAAGCACTACGTGCGGCCGCTGAAGCAAGTACTACACCATGGTTCTTTTGTGTGCCGGCTAAGTTACGAACACAAATAAACTTCGATTGGTTTTGGTTACCAGACTATTGGCAAGGACCTAAACACTACATTTTTAATGCACATAATCCTGTAAACGGATTAGAGTACGGACATCAAGCACTAGTCTGCTATAATAAGAATTTGGTATTAAGTACAACTGATCCTGGTATTGACTTTACATTAAGCCAACCACATGAAGTTGTACCAATTATATCCGGAGTGGCTGAATTTAATGTAGATGCCTGGACTACCTGGCGCACAGCATTTAGGGAAGTAGTTAAGTTAAAACACTATATGGCAACAGAATCTACACTAGAAACTGAGCATAGACTCAATACATGGTGCACAACAGCATTTGATGTAAATTTCAGTGACTATTGCTTAAAAGGTGCAGCTGATGCGGTAGAATACTACGATAGTGTTGGGGGCAATTACACAGAAATATTAAAGACTTATAGTTGGGATTGGTTGCAAAATTATTTCAATAATAAATACTAAATGCTCATTAATGAAGTTGTTGCAGAAGCTCGAGAATCTATACGCAGTCAAATCATCAACGCAGTTGACAAAGACGGTGGTTCCACCAACGAATATTTTGTACGTTTTA